TCTGAAAATATGGAATATACATTAGAAATATTTGAAGATATTATTTTTGGAAAAAAATATACTAAAATTAAAGAATTTTCACAAAAACATAACTTAATTATAAAAACGTTCGAATCTTTAATGAAACATTTTATATTATTAGCTTCTAAAAAACACAATGTCGGAAAAGCATTTAATAAAATTTTAAAAGAACATCGAAAGATGTTGACTTCAGAATAAGATATGGTAAATTAAATCATATGAAAGAAAAACATATCGTAATTCAAGACCAAATCGGAAGAACAATCATGGGTATTTTGGCATCTGAAGATGCAGCTACCGTTAGTATTAATAATCCTGTTATTATTCATGTTCAACCAGAACCATCTGGTCAACTTCAAGTCCAAACATTTCCTCTATTCTTTTTTGAATTTATCAGTAAAGAAAGCCGTGACAAGAATATTTGGACATATACTAAATCGAACGTCGCTATTTCAGATGTTGAACTAGATGATCGCATCGTTTCTCAATATCAAAAGATTAATACCCCTCAAGACACAGTATCTCAGAATAATCCAAAGGTAATTTCTATTAACGATCTATAATATGGCTAAAGATAGCAGTCAAAAAGACATTGATGATGTGTTAAGCAGCATCGATGATATTACACCATACTCATCATATCTAAGTGACAGTAAGTTAACTGGAATTGATGATTGGATTGACACTGGATCGATGGTGCTGAATGGGCTGATCTCTGGTTCATTGTATGGTGGTGTTCCAAGAGGTCGAGTAACACAATTTGTAGGTCCTAGTCAGACATTTAAAACAGGTTTTATTCTTAAAATCTTAGCAAATGCTCAAAAAAAAGGAATGCAAGTTGTAATTTATGATACAGAGGGTGCTATTGATGACGAAACCGCATCTAAAATGGGTCTTGATACCACTAAAGTAAAAAAAGTAAATGTTCAAACTGCTGAAAATACAAGAAATTCAATTTACAAACTTTTAAAATCAGTAAAAGAAAAAGGATTAGAAGGTAAGTTCATTATTGCAATTGATTCTTTGGCTAACCTGCAAAGTGAATTGGAAATCAGTAGAATGGATAAAGAAAATACTTCTTCTGATATGGGAACTTTTGCTAAAAGTATCAAGAGTTTGTTGAAAACATGTACAAACATGTCAACACTGACCAAGACTCCTATTTTAATGACAAATCATGTTTATGATAATCCTGGTCAAATGTATCCAACTCTTGAAAAAGAAATTACTGGTGGCAAAGCTGCAATTTATTTACCTTCTGTAACGGTTCAATTAGCTAGAAAGCCAGTTAAAGATGATGGAGGTAAAACAATCGAGGATACAAAAGCAGCTGGACAGAAAAATTACTCTGGTGTTATTATTAGAGCACTTACTGTTAAAAATCGCTTTATCAAGCAATATCTTGAAGGTGAGATGTATCTTTCATTCGCCACAGGTTTGGACAAACATCATGGTCTACTTGATATCATGAAAGAAATGGGGGTTGTAGTTTCCAATGGATCTACATATACAGACTGGAATGGTGAAAAGTTGGGATTTTATAAATCATGGAGAAAGGATCAATCTGTATGGGATAAACTTCTTCCAGAACTTGAATCTCGTTTAAAACAAGAATGGTCATATGGTAATAAAGTTGGAGAACCTCCTTTAGAAGAAATTGAAGAAGATGAAGATGAGATATTAGAAGATTAATAACAAAAACCCCGCGAAAGCGGGGTTTTATTTTATCCATTTATTTGGCTCCAATGCCAATAGTTTAATGGTTTTTTGTTCATTTTTTCAACAAATTGCCCTTTTGAATTTAATAATTTATCTTTTTTAACTTGTTCTGTCATATAATCCATAACAACTAATTCTTCTTCATCTTGTTGTGGTTCTTCCGTGTTGTACTTGGATTTAATTGAATCTATAATCTCTTTTAAATTATCTATTTCGGATTTTAATTGATCGGTTGGTCTATATTTGTATGCTTTTTCTAAACTTCTGATTTTATTTTCATAAGTTTGTAATTTTTTCATTAAATCAGAATTAACTCCTTCAAATTCATTCTTGTCAGGTTCTGGAACTTCTCTTTCCTTCATACTAGCAAGATAATTAATTATTCTTTCCAAAAGATCATTCTTTAATTTTTCTTCATACTTTGTTTTAGCTGTATACCAGTCTGTGAAATTTTTAAATTCTTCACTGTTAGTATCTGGAAAATATTTTCTAACTAAATCATCATCATATCCTATGAAAGATTGATCTTGTTGAATTTCATCTTTTTGTTTTTCAACTCCAGATAATGATGTTTTGAAAAATTCTAAAAGATTTGATAATTTAGGATTTTTATCTTTAACTCTATCTATTAATTTGGATAAATCAGCTTCTGTATATTCCAATTGATCATTTTCAAATTTATCATATATGTTTTCAAATGCTGTATATACATCTTCTATTTCTTTAGGAGAGAATGATTTTAATAATTGTGATGGAATAGAAATTTCATAATTTAAATATCGCGGATTTATTGAAATATTAGATGGTCCAAGTTGTTGATCTCTTTTACCCCATATATCATTAGATGTTTCTGTTGGTAATTTTTTTCTTTCTGATATCAATGTAGATAAAATATCTAAAATGTTATCTATATATAAAGTAGAAAATGGTAATCCAATATCAGATTCTTGTGAATCAAATGTTTCTGATTCTGATCTTGTTCCTCCTTTTCCACCTCTTCCAATGCTTATGTTTCGTGTGTGCATATCACGATTCAATTGTTTTAAAGTGGGTTTCAAATAATTTTCAAGTTGAGAAAAATCTTTAAATTTTATACCAGTGGTCTCCACTCTGGCTTTTTCCATTCCCTTGGATCTTATTGATCTTTCTGAAGCGGTTTCAGCATAAGAAATTGCCTCTTCTGAATTTAGTGAATTTATAAAATCGGAATTATTAAATTGTTCTTTATTTTCACTTGAAACTTTTTCTAAAGTAGATCTAGATGCAGATGCATCACTCAAACCGTCAGATTCATACCTGACAATTTCATTTCCACTTAGAACATATTCATTTTTATCTTCTGTAATCAATGATTTGATTATTTGTAAAGACATTTTCAACTTATTGTTGTTTTTAATCATAGTTGAAAAATTCTTATTAAATGCTTTATAACCACTTTTATTCAATTTCTTTTCAAAATGATATAAAATATCGCCTAGCAATGATGAATCTGAATTTAATTCAAAGTTTTTCATATCTTCATCGGTCAAATCTAAAGCATTTTCATCATCAAACATTATAGAAGCTATTTTTCTTAAATTAGATTCTATATAATCTGATAAATCTTGTTTTGAAAATTTATAAATTTCAAACTTTTTATTAAATTTGTCTAGAAAATATTTATCTAATATTATTCTATATGATGTGGGAGGTTTTCCTGGATATTCTTGAACTAATTGGTTCATTAATTCTTTATATTTCACATTGGCTGGTGTTCCAGCACCAAACAATACAAACGGTCTCGCCATTTCAGTCAATATTTCAGCTCTTTCTGTAAAATATTCAAAATTAAACAAATTCATGAATATATTTAGCAAATTGACAAATTAAATAGATCTGATATCGTTTAAATATGAGAATTGCGTTCTTTTCAGCAACTAGAAAAACCGACCCTAAAGATACCGCTTTATTAAAAAGCATAAAAGAAATAAATTTAGATATAAATATAGCTTTTGATTTAAACAATAGTGAAGGATTACCGAAGGCGTATAATAAAGCTATAGATAAGGCATTAGAAGAAGATTGGGACGCTTTGGTATTAGCTCATGATGATATTTGGTTAGAATATGACCCTACTCCAAAACTAATAAAATTATTTGAAAAATATGATTTGATTGGAGTGGCTGGAACATCTCAAATAAACTTAAAAAGTCCAGCATTATGGCACATCATGGGTGGTGGTTTTGGAGGAGGGAATCTTCATGGTGCGGTAGCACATGGAAACGAAACGATTAAAAATATGACAAGTTTTGGACCATACCCACATAGAGTGGTTATGTTGGATGGTGTTTTTATGGCAATGAATCGTAAAGTGATTGAAACTGCAAGATTTGATACTGCAAATCCAGCGAAGGCTCATTTTTATGATCTTGACTTTTCTTTAAATTGCCATAATATGGGTCATAAGGTTGGTGTTGGAGATATTTATATAAATCATGAATCTCCAGGATTAAAAGAGTTTACAGATGAGTGGAAAGCAGCCGAAAAGTGGTTTTTGAACAAATATGAATCTTGATTTAGAACATTTTGAAAAAATATTAGCAAGACAATGCCTAATTGATGCAACTTACTTAAATGCAATTGCAGATTATATAAATCCCGAATATTTTGAAGACAAAAGAATTTCGAAATATTTTGAAATAGTTAGAAATTTTTACGATAAAAGGCAAAAATTGCCAAGTATGACAGAAATTAAGTCATACTTAGTTGAAGATTCTTTAAAAGAAGGATTTAAACAACTCGTATCATCTTTTAAAGATCTAGATAAAAATTTAGATATTGATGAATTATATGAAAACACTGAAATTTTCTTAAAAGAGAAGAGCGTTTATCATACTTTATTAAAAGTTGCAAATGATGTATCTGATGGTGTTGTAGACACATCAAATATACTTGAGCAGTTTGAAAAATCATGCAATATTAAATTAGTAACTGACAATGGATTAGAAATATTTTCAGATTCTGATCGTATCATTGACGATATTACAAATGTTGAAAAAACAATTCCATCGAAGTGGGAGTGGTTAGATAATGCATTGGGTGGAGGCTTTAGAGAAGATGGAAAATCATTATATATTTTCGCTGGACAGACAAACATTGGCAAGAGTATATTTCTTGGTAATATAGCAGCAAACATTGCTAAACAAAATAAAACGGTTCTTGTCATTTCACTTGAAATGAGTGAAATGTTATACGCAAAAAGAATATGTTCAAATATAACAAAAATTCCACTTAAAGAATTTCAATCTTCTTGTAAATCTTTACAACATTTTTTGAAATCTGAGAAAGAGAAATTTCCAAAGAGTAAAATTTTTATTAAAGAATTTCCTCCTAGTACAGTTACTCCGAAACAACTCACAGCATTTGTCAAAAAATTCCAAGATTCTGGCGAGAAAGTAGATGCTATTGTTATAGATTATGTTAACTTGCTTCATTCCACTATAGGTTCTAATTCTTATGAACGTGTGAAATACATATGTGAGCAGGTTCGTGCTATGAGTTATATATTTAAATGTCCTATTATTAGTGCTACACAGCTTAACAAGTCAGGTTTCAATACTGACAATCCAGATTTGGCTACAATTTCAGAATCTGTAGGATTAGCAGCCACCGCTGATGTTATTGTATCTATTTTCCAAAATGAAGAAGATCAAGAATTGGGATTGATTAGATTGGGCATGATGAAAAATAGATACGGTCCGAGAGGAATGGTTCAACCCATGAAAATTGATTATTCTACATTGAGTATCGTTCAATCTGATGAAGAAGAAGAAATGATCAACGAAGAAGACCTTTCATTACTTGAAAAATTTGCAAATTAAATTAAATCATATAATACATGAATGTATTTTTATGGACAAACTGTGATTTAGATGGAGTTGCATCTACTATTATTTTGGGTAATGCGTTTGCTAAATCCAATTTTGATTATCAATGTGTATTTTTCGGAGACTTTGAAAAGAAATACACAGAATGGTTCAATGAGAATTCGAATAAATATGATAAAATATTCATAGTTGGGATTCCATTAGATCAAAATACCATTAATAAAATTGATGATAAAAAAGTTATTATTATTTCTGATAAAAAAGAAAATATAAAGGTATATGATTCTACATTGATAGATGACGATACAACATCATGTACGAAATTATTATACAAAAAATTTAAAGATAAATTTGAATTTTCATCAGACCTTAAAAAATTAATAGTTTATGTAGATGATTATAATAGTTATGAATTAAAAACAAGAGAGGCTAAAATATTAAATGGTCTTTTTAGAAAAAGTGGAAATAATAGATTTTATAACTTTGTAAACAAGTTCTGGTCTGGTTATCAAGAGTTGTCAGAATCTGAATTAAGATTATCATCATCTTTTTATAAAGATTTAAATTCTGAACTTGAGAATTTATGTTTATATCAAGGAGAGTACAAAGGTCACAGTGTAATTGCTACTTTTGCTAAAGGAAGCGCTAATGAAATAGCCAATTCGTTATTGGATAATTATGATTATGAAATTGCAATCATAGTAAATGTTAATACTCAGTTTGTTTCTTTTAGAAAGAAAAGAAACTCATCAGCTGATATAAAATTCATGGCAGAAAATATTTGCAACGGAGGAGGAAGTGTCAATTCTTCTGGTGGGAAACTTACTCAAAAATTTTTAGATTTTACAACAACATTAATTGAATTATGATAGCTCCCCCGTACACCACACTCATTGAAAATGAACAAATGCATTTGTTTATGTGTTACTGCACGTTTATTATGAATATCCAAGGTAAGAAAATGTCAGTGCAGAACGTCTTCGTTTTCACATTACAAAATGAAAAAATGAAAAATTTACTTAAAGACATTTTATCTATTGACACTGACTATGAAGTTGTTAAACTGTTTTTGGAATTCGATCCAAGTCTTGTAAAGAGCAAGTATGTTACAAAATATCTAAACAGTTGTAATAAAAATAAAAAAAATGCTAAAACTAAACGATAATCAAAAGCGCATTTATAATTGTCATTTAGCTATATCTAGAAAAGTAAAAAATTTACCATTTAAACAAAAACAAAACTTTGATAATTTAGAAGAGAGTAAACTTATAGTTTTACAAAAAATAGAAAAATTTTTAAATTCTAATAAAACTGTAGTTATTGATTATTTCTTTATTGCTCCTTATAAAATATATCCAGATGAAACTTATTTTTCTTTGGAATACTATACTACATTAAAGGCGATCACTTGTTATACTAATTATATGAAAATTTTAAATTCTGAAGATCCAGATTCTTCAGAATCATTGGAGAGATTTTCAAATTCTTTAAAATTTATATTGAAATTCTGCAAAGACTGTGATATTTCTTTGGAAAAATATAAAACATATTCTACAGGAACCTTACCATCTTTTATAGATCATTTGAAATCTCACAAAATAAATTATTACACTTTACACGCCTTGACATTTTCAAATATTGATGTAGATTCAGACATACTGAATTTTGCTTTTGGAGATTTTTGGAAAACCTTTCAAGTCACAAGAAACAAATATCAGTCTTCTAAGAAAATGAAAGTTTTTGGAAAACAAGCAATAGAAAAAATAAAACAAACATTAAACAAACATGACAATATTTAAAGTTTCTATATATTTGACATTTGCTCTTGCTTTTCTAAAATTAGTTGGTATCCTTAATATAAGTTGGATGTGGGTGATGTCACCGATATTATTCTTAATCCTAACTTTGATTGGTATATCAATATTAGCATTAATAATAATAACATTAACAATTAAAATCATTAAAAAAATTAAACAATAATTATCTATGAAAACGACAAAAACTAAATTCAATGCAAGCATGTTTGAAAAAATCAAAGATGCTCTTAATAAAACAAATGAATCATCTGGAAGCAGTGCATTTGCGAATGTAATGAAGTTCCCTGCTGGGAAAACATATACCGTTCGTCTTATTCCAAATTTGGATGATCCAGAGAAGACATTTTTCCACCACTACACTCATGGTTGGAAAAGCAAGGTGACTGGTAGTTATATTTCAACACTATCTCTTCAAACATTTAATGATCGTGATCCAATTACCGAAACGTTTTGGAAACTTATTAAATCTGAAGATCAATCAGAAAAAGAACTTGGTAAAATCATTCGTCGTAAGGAAAATTGGTTTGTTAATATTTATGTTATTGATGATCCATCAAATCCAGAAAACAATGGGACCGTTAAAGTTCTGAAGATTGGACCACAAATTAAGAAGATTATTGATGACGCTCTTACTGGCGATGGTGCTGATGAGTTTGGCGCTCGTATCTTTGATCTTGGTCCAGAAGGTGCTAATTTGAAGATCAAAGCGGAAGGTCGTGGTGATTATACCACATTTGAATCTTCTGGCTTTTATAACAAGCCAGTTCTAAATCTTGATGATGAAGAAATTGAGGATATCTATTCAAAGGTTCACGATCTTGAACAGATTTATCCAGTTAAAACATTTGACGAGCTTGAAGAAATTTTAAACACTCATTTCTTTGGGAAATCTTCAGATACTGAAAAAACAAAACCATCATCAGTTGTAGCTAAATCTACAGCATCGAAATATGATCAAGAAGATGAAGAAGATGAAATCCCTTTTGATTTCCCTGCAAAGAAAGAAGTTAAAAAAACCAAACCACAAATCGAAGATGTCGATGATGAAATCGATGCATTGTTAGATCAACTCGATAGCTGAATATGTTGACTCCCGAAGAAAAACAAGCATTGATTGAATTTGCTGGTCCAATGTTTGCATTGGGTAAGGATATAGACTCAATGTATTTCAATGATCAGCAACCGAAAGTTGATGGCATGAGGGATGGCGGGATATCTAGCGGTATTAAAAATGCACTTGAGAGAGATTTTAGATCCTCTCAAGTGCGTCAAACGCCAGTAATATCGCCTCAGTCTATTGAAATTGCTCAAACATATCAACCTGTGATTCCTCAAACACCACAACTAGTTCAAATTCAACCACAATCTACAGTTGATGAGAATCAGTTAGAATTAAAATTCAATAAATCTGAGCAAGAGACGACAAATGAATTGTTAAGAAAACAGAATAAAATATTAGAAGATTTAAATAAAAAAATTGATAAATTACTTACATTAATACAACATGAGCCAGAAGATAATTCTTAACAAAAGTAACTTTCTTTTTTTATTAGAATCATTATCTAAAATAAATGATACCGCCATTCTTAATATTAAGAATGGCGAAATTTATTTTATATCAAACAGCGAAGACGCATCTTTAATATTGTGGGGAAGAACAGAAATCGATTTTGAAGAGGAAAAAGTATTAAACATTCCATCGGTTTCTAAACTATCAAGCGCTTTAAAAATGTGCGATGGTTCGGATGATATCACTTTAATTTTAAACAATAATAATTTAGAATATAGAGGCAATAAGATAAAATTTAAATATCATCTATATGAAGATGGACTCATTGCAAAAACAAAAATGAGTTTGGAGAAAATTAAAAGCATATCTTATGATATAGAATTTAATGTTTCTAAAAATTTCATAAAAAATTTGTTAAAAACCAATTCTGCGTTTTCAGATTCTAATAAACTATACATATATACAAATGATGGTCAATTATATTGGAGTTTGCAAGACAAAACATCATCAAATAGTGATGTTATATGTATAACATCTGGAAATGTAGATTTTGAATTATCTGATTTTATTATAAATTTAGATAATTTACGTCTTTTAACTTTCATAGAAGACAATGATTTTAATTTTAAAATCAATACAAAGTTTGGAGTTGCTAATATAAACTTGAATTTTGAAAAAGTTTATCTAAATTATATTATATCAAGTTTAGTAAAATGAATAATAAAAATAAAATATCAACCTTTAGTTATTTCTTAAAAAGACTCCGCGATTCGGGATTCATTGCAATTAAATTATTTAAAGATTATGGACAGCAAGATCCTAGAAAATGGAGCGTTATGGTAGATCCTGGCGGAAGAAGCGTCATGATAACATGTTATCAAAATAAAGAATTTAAAGGAGATCTCATGTTTGAAATAAATGATGGTGGGTCATTCTTTCCAAAAAATTATAATTTAAAAACAAGCTCGATGGAAATTATAATCACAACATTGTTGGAAAAAATGGTTCCTCAGAAGTATGATGACCACGTATATTTTAAAAAAGAAGAATCTCCAATTTAATATTGTGTGACATTAAATAATTATATGGATAATGGGGATGACAATTATTCAGATGATGAAATTAAAAAACTTTTAATAGATTCATTAAAAATAAAATTAAAAGATGATAGAAAAAAACCATCTAAGGTAATATTAAATCAAGCCATTACAGCATCGCTGAGTGAATTTTTAACTTGTTTTAAGTTGATAGGTTATGATATAGATGGAAATCCAGTTAGGCTCACTATGAGCAAAACAAAGCTGGATAAATCAGCTTTGGACAATGCATTCATAGAAGAATTTGGAGATTTTATGAACAGAAAAATAATGGATGGTTGATTATGTTTAACTTTTTTAAAAAAGGTCCAAGATTTGGAGATGTATACGCAGTCCAAACTGGTGATTATGCTGGTCAAATGTTTATTTTGATATCAAAAAATGAAGATGATTATGATTTTTTAGCATCTCCACTGATGGAAAATAGAAAAGTACCATTAGATAAGTTTGACTTTGCTTTAAACGAAGGTATAATTGAGTATGTTGAAAGACTCCCAAAATTTGTCCGCAATATTGCGAGGGCTCAACACGAAGAAAACGAAAAAACTTGAAGAATTACCTACTGATTATGTAATAGCTAAGTTTTTTGAGTTGGGATTTTATCCAAAACATAATAGATTCAATGATACATATCAGTGTTCTTGCCCAATATGCAAAGAAGGTAAAAGTTTTGGAAAAAAGAAACGTTGTTTTTATATACCAGAAAATAATTTAATATATTGCCATAACTGTGGATGGAGTAGTAATCCTTTAAAATGGATTATGCGTGTTTCTGGGATGAATTATGATGAAATTCGTCGTGAAATATCAGATGATTCTTATGATTTATTGGATGTGATGTCAATAAATGAGTCTGTTAAAGTTAAAAAAACCCCATCTTTACCAGATGATTGCATTAATTTATTCGATTCTATTCAATTAGAGTATTATAAAGATAATAATATAGTTCAAACTGCTTTAGATTATTTAAAATCTCGTAGATTAGACACTGCAATCAATAAACCAAGCGCATTTTATATATCTTTAAATGATTTTAATCATAAAAATAGATTAGTTATACCATTTTTAGATACTTCTGGTAAATTTATTCATTATCAGACCAGAAAAGTTGTTAAATGGGATGAAAAACCAAATTATTTATCAAAAATTAACTCCGATAAATCAATTTTTGGGATAGAAAGGGTGGATCCTTCACTAGATGATGTATTTATATTCGAAGGACCGCTGGATGCCTGTTTTGTGCGTAATGGAGTAGCTGTAGCGGGTATCAACGAGGGGTATCACAAGTTTACAACGATTCAGTTGGAACAATTGGAAGAACTTAAGTTCTTTAATAAGATTTGGGTGTTGGACAATCAATGGATTGATGAAACCGCAAGAAAAAAGAGTATAGTGTTATTAGAACAAGATGAATGTGTGTTTATTTGGCCTGAGAAGTATAAACAGTTTAAAGATTTCAATGAATTGTGTATTGATAAGAAAATAGATCAAGTTCCTATAGATTTTATCAAAAAAAATAGCCAATGTGGACCATCGGCTATTGTAAAATTTAAATTATTGTTTAATAAAATTTAAATTTTATATTAATTAACAGAAAAATGAGGATACTTGACCAATCATGCCCAACATACTCAATCCAAATGCTAATGGAATAGCTACATATTTATATTTTGGATTTTTGGTCTGTGCCATAAATCCAAGGAATGCCTGATGAAGAGAAGCTAAGTCTGATGCAACTCTGGATATTTTAGTTTGTTGGGACTGCTTCATTTTATCAAAAATAGTGTCTGGTTCAGCGTTCGCGAGTCTTGATTGCATACTTGCACTGTCTCCACTATTAAGAATTTTCAAAAATGAATCAATATTATCAATCCAACCTTGCAATTCAGTTACTATTTGATCATTTCTTTTTGAAATGCCATCATCTATGTCAGTTTGCGCTTTCACCAAATCATCAATATTAGCATCGAATTGAGCTGGGTCTGTATTATCATCCAATGAAGCTTCCATAGCGTCTCTTTCTAATGAAAGGTCTTCATCAGCTTCTAACATCATTTTGAATCTCTTAGCGTATAAATTGCTCATATTCATATTTAGTATTTATTTGATAAATAATAATATGCGAAGCAAAGATTCTCCATATGCGACTGGTTTTTTATCTGCAAATATCAATTTTGATTTTAATGATAGTAGAAATTTCAAAGAACGTAAAAAAGAAGAGAAAGAAACACATAAATCTCCAGATTTATTACCTTACGAGTTAAGAGAATTGCCAATTTGTTTCGCAATGATAGTAGAAAATGCTATAAAAGCATCAAAAACCATAGAACCATTGTTAGAATCTAATAATATCAAGGATAAAAAGGAATTGGCTAAATTAAAGAACAATATGGACAAATTGGTGATGTATCTTTTTAAAAATGTGGACAACATCCTTGACAAGCATGCTATAGGTGGTAAAATGGATGTTGATGATAAGTAATATTAAATTTCATTCTTTCGTCTTTGCTATTGGTCTGATATTCACAACTGCATTTTCATATGGGTTGAGTTTTTTATCTATTCCATTCCAAAGTTCTTTTTTTATTTTAATTTCTTTGATTTTTTTACTAACGGGTATTTATTTTATAATAAATCTCACTAAAAATACTCAAAATTCCAACAACAATGATGTAAATTCAGAGGAATTGTTAGAATTGATAAATGAAAAAGACGAAGTTATTCAAGAGTATGAAAGATTATTAGATGAACAGTTTGTAAACATACCTTGCAATTGCGGCAGTGATTTATTTCAAGGGATACTTCTCCCAAATTCTGAAAACTTAACAGAATGTAAAAATTGTAAAGAAAAATATAAAATTTTTATAAGTTATGACAGCATATTGGTTGCTCAACCAGCTGATAATAATACAATTTTTGAAAATTTGATTAATAAAAAACTAGAATAATATTCTGGCATGAACAAAGTAATAATCGAACGAGCAAATGGTACAGTTGAACAAATGAACAGCGTTTCTTTCGCTAGATGGGCGTGTTTAATCGAAGCCCTTGAGTTTATTCAAGGGAAAGCCGAAGAATTAAAGCTGGATGTTGATAATTTTTTAAAACCAGTGGCTATTGAACATTATATCGAAGAACGCTATCCAGCAATGCTTCATGATGTTAACACAGAAATTGAATTGGGTGTTTTGTCTTGACAGTAAACATCAATGCATTTTATAGTTTTGGTTGGATTTATAATTTTATCCAATTCTTTATTTAAAAGAATGCTTTCTTGCTCTATAGCTTCAATATCTTGTTTAGATAAAGCTTGACTAAAATGATTTTTAAGTTCTGTTGTATCTAAACCAAGTTCAATAAATCCAATCATGTAATTTCTAAAACGATCTTTTAGATCATTAACATAAGGAACTCCTGATGGTCTACCAAATCTATGGAGCCATTTCAAAAACGGTAAACATAACGTTTGTTTACCGTTTTTTCTGTATTTTTCATGAATGTATCCTTCTTCTCCGCCAAATCCACGAAATTCTTTATTAAATCCCAACCAAGAATTTTTTCTGCATGAAAACAAACCCATTCCTTGTGCTGGAATTTCAAATGGTGGCGAATCTATGTCTTTTCCTTTATCATCGGTAGCCCATGTACCCCACATGTGACCACTCCATTTTAAATCAAAGTGTGTTGAGATGTTTGATAAGTCATCGTATATAAGCGGACCTTGTAATAAATTGCCATTATCAAGACCAGCATCATAAAAATCTATTAATTTTTTTAAACATCCTGGTTCTAGTAATACATGACTATCAATACACATCACATATGGTGTGTCAGCTATTTCAAATACTTTATTTTTTACAGTGGTTGATTTAAATTTAGTAAATGGAAAGTATTGAACTGGTTCTTTTATCCAATCAGTCAATTCTCTGATTGGTTTTGCATGATTTCCAGATGGATTATTATCGATTATTACAAATTCAATATCATTTAAAACTTCTTTATGATACATTCTAATTGATTGAATTGTAAAATAAACACCATCATAATCATCATAAGTCGCCATTCCAATGGTCAATTTTCTCATATTGACATATTTATTAATAGCCCAATTTATTGCAATATGGGTTACAATTTAATATTGTTGTTGGATATATTGTAGTTGTAGTCGTGGTTGTGGTAGTTGTGGTAGTAGTTGTGGTAGTTGTTAAAATAATATCAGAAGTTAAAGGATCTGAAGATTCAACTAATGTTATATTTCTGGGAGAATTTGTAGAAATTATAGATTCTAATTCTATTCCTTTTGGAGTATTGATAAATGGCGGGGGTTGCGATGTATGAACAGGACATGGCGGTAATGTAGTGGTTGGCGGTGAAGTGGTAGTAGTAGTAGTAGTAGTAGTGACAGGAGCAAGTGTTGTGGTGCTAGTAGTGGTAGTAGTAGGAGCTGATGTTGTGGTTGTTGTGGTGGGGCAAAAAATATCAACATTTTCAAAAAGAAAATCATAACCCTCATCCCCACTATATGTTAAATCTGCTATAACAGTTGGATTTAACAAAAGAGTTCCAATAATATCATAAGCTCTAATTTGTACTGTTCCAAGATTGCCATTAAAATTATCCTGCGTATTTTTCATATACAGGTTATTGTTATTTCCTAGATTTAATATATTTTCATTAAATCTATATTCTACCATTTGGTTTAATGGACAGGCAAAATCTTGATTTACTATTGTTAAATTTGGAATATCAGATCCTATAAATATAGAACCCACTTGAGCATCTGAATTTAAATCAAGCCCACCTAGATAATATCCATTTACATAAATATCAAAATTATCATCTTTTACAGCATTGCTATTGCAAATTTGTATAACTATAGCTCTACCAGGACAGAGCTGCGTTGGCGGTTGTGTTGTAAAGGTTGTGCTTGTTTGATAGTTGCATTTTGTAATGCTGGTTATTACGCCGTTTAACACTACATAAACAACACTTACACTCTCTCTATAATAACCATCATCTGCTGGTATGGTTCTATTAAAATCGCTATATACTAAAGTTCCTTCTATAAGAGAACCGATATAATATAATACAGATGTTGTTCCAGTAAAACAAGAATTATCTAAAGTATATGATAGAGTGGAGGATAATGGACAATTTAAAGAAGATTGAATAACTCCACCTATTGTTTGATATACTGTGTTTTCATATTTATAATATCCATCAGATACTGTTGTAGTTAAATCAGCATCAGTATATAATGTAGTTCCTATTTCGAAAAATCCTGTATGATATACAGTCGATCCAGTATTACTAGTACACGCAGTTCCTACAGTAGATCCAAAATACAAAAAAAATGAAGTTGGACAAGATGATGAAGATTGAATAACTCCATCTATTGTTTGATATACTATGTTTCCACTTTTATAATATCCATCAGGAACAGTTATAGTTAAATCAAAATCGGTGTATAATGTAGTTCCTATTTCGAAAGATCCTGTATGATATACAGTCGATCCAGTATTACTAGTACACGAAGTTCCTACAGTAGATCCAAAATATAAATAAGTAGAATTTGGACAAGTTGAAGATGAATCAACAACTCCACTAACTACATAATATATCGTTCCATAATAATTATAATATCCATTAGGAACAGTTATAGTTAAATCAGCATCAGTATATAATGTATTTCCTGTAGTAAAAGAACCAGTATAGAATACCGTTGTTTCAGTATTATCAGCACAAGCAGTTCCTACAGTAGATCCGAAATATACAACACTATAATCTGGACAAGTTGAAGATGAATCAACAACTCCACTAACTACATAATATATCGTTCCATCATAATTATAATATCCATCAGATGCAGGGGTGATTAAATCAACATCACTATATAATGCAGTTCCTATATCAATATATCCTTCATAATATACAGTTGATTCAGTATTACTAGTACACGAAGTTCCTACTGTAGATCCAAAATATACAACACTATAATCTGGACAAGTTGAAGATGAATCAACAACTCCACTAACTACATAATATATCGTTCCATAATAATTATAATATCCATCAGATGCAGGGGTAATTAAATCAACATCACTATATAATGCAGTTCCTATATCAATATATCCTTCATAATATACAGTTGAACCAGTGTTACTAGTACAAGCAGAACCAGAAGTTGCTCCATAATATAAGTAAATGTCGCTGGTCATGATCTTATATTATTGATAGTTCCATTTCCACTACTTAAAACATAAACTGTTGATGAATTTACTCGATATAATCCATCTGCTGAAAAGTTTGATAAACTATTATCAGTGTATATTACAGTATTAATTCCTAATGATCCAGTATAAAATCTGCTTATAGAACCAGAATTACAGTTACAAGCGTTTAGTATTGTAGTACCATAACAAGATGTAAAACTTGGATTTTGTAAAAATACAGCAACTTCATAATTTCCAGTACTTGAACCATATCCTCTTAATTTTAAATAATAGATTTGACTAGCATTTAAATTATATGTTATTAACGATTGACCATTACCGCCACTATCATCATCAGAAGCTAATAGGGTTGTTTGATCGCTGGAATACAGATACATCAACATATCTGTATTTCCATATGTCCTCATTGTATAAAGACTGGTGGAACTTGGTGTAAAATTATACCAATCTTCATCATTGACCGCACTTATAGCGGCAGAATATGGAGAACCATTTACAGTTAATGTAACCATGCTTAATTATTATTTATTGACAAATTTAAATGTAGTGGATTAACAATCATTCTATATAATTAGAAAATCCTGGTTTTGCCAAAGGACATTCTAAATTTGGATAATGTAATTTAGAATATCCATCTTCTTGTCTTGGATTTAATACAGCAAGTTTATTTGACCCACATCCACATCCTTTGCAAAAGTACATATCATCAGGATCTTTTGACAAAAATTGACAAGGTTCTATGTTCTTTTCAATATTTCCAAAACAAGATTCTCTTCTTAAATTATAAATTTCATCGGATACTCTTTCTCCACCTTTATTATCAACTCCTGTATAGTCTAATACTGTTGAAATCAAGCCTCTACTACTAGCAGCATCTATAAATTGTGAAGCTTTACTCCAAGATTCTGCAACCAAATTCCAACCAAGTTTTGGTTTTATTTTTTCTTTGTTGATATCTTCTGTATTATCAATTTTAATAATATTATTTTCTTCATTTAAATTTTCTTTTATTTGAAGACCTACTTGCAATCCTCTAATTTGCATATTGAAGTACTTAGATTTGTATATACTTCTATTTTCAACATCTAATTGTGGATATATAACATCTGATACATTTTCAATATTTCCTGTATATATATAATAATTTGTTTTTATATTATTTATAACCTCTGGTAATTCCGATTTTACATTCTGATTGATGAAATTTTGCATAGAATCAAACCAAAGAACAATATCTAAATTTTTTAAATCAGATTGTTTGGAAGTTATAATACAATCTCCAGTTAATGTGAATTTTTTAAATCCGTTAAATTTATTTAAAAATTTTAAATTTTGTAATATATCAATATAAAAAATAGGAACTGATATATCAAAAAATGAATCATAATCATCTAATATTTTTTCAACAGATTTTAATGAAGATATATCATATTCTTTGATTGATTTTACAATAAAATCTTTTTCTTGTTCTTTTGAAATTGATTTATTGTTATATGGTCCAGTTTCAAAACAATGCATTTTACATAATTCAGAACATGTTTGAAATTCTTTTCCAATTTTATTTGATAAAAATTTGCAATATGTTTTACCAGATGCATTCTTTAAAAGATTAATACAATCGATGTTTTCATTGTCTGTTGTTATAATGTTTGTATCATTCATATATTTTATTTGTTGATATTAATATCCCAACTTATCACAATCCGATTTACATATTTGAGAAATGGTGGTTGATGTTGGATTTGAAGTTGTGGTTGTTGTAGTGGTAGTTGTTGTAGTGGTAGTTGTTGTCAAAACAACATCTGATGTTAATGGATTTATCGAATCAATTAGAGTTATATCTCTATCTGAATTTTCAGAAGGTATCGAATCCAATTTGATTGGATCGTTGGGATCTATTGGAGGGTGTGGAAGTGTTGTTGGTACTGGAGGTTTTGGAGTTGTTGTGGGAGTTGTTGTGGGGGTAGTTGTAGAAGTTGAAGTTGTTGTGGGAGTAGTTGTGGTTGTAGGAGTTGTTGTAGGAGTAGTTGTAGGATCAGGTTCAGGATAGGACAGTAAAGCGTCGATAAAACCTCCATAATTTGATTGATTTACAATCAACGTTATATTTACAACTGATGGTTCTTCGCTCGACTTAAATATTACCATATCGTATGGAAGTGTGCCATCAAAGACATCTGTGTACTGCCTAACTATTCCATTCCATTCAACTATAAAAGTGTAGCTTCCAGTTCCAAAAAAAGCCCCTGCCCTTTGCACAGTAAAGACTATATCACCAATACCAGATACTGTTAATGAACTTGTTCTTGGACCAGCTTCGGGTGGAAATGTTCCTCCCCATCTATACATTAATGATTGTTGAGCCTGAGCCATATAATATTTATTAATATCCTAGTTTATTACAATCTTTTTCACAAGGTTGAATTGTGGTGGATGGTATTAAAATAGGTCTTGGTGTGGTGGTGCTTGTTGTAGTGCTGCTAGTAGTAGTTGTTAAAATAGTATCAGAATTTAAAGGTAAACTAGGATCAATCAATATTATGTCCCATGGTGAATTTGTAGAAGGTATAGTAGTTAATTCTGCGTCTGTTGGATCATTAATTATTGGAGGTCGTTGTGTTGATGGATCGCACCTATCAGTAGTTCTAGTAGTAGTAGTTGTGGGTCTTCTAGTAGTAGTTGTGGGTCTTCTAGTAGTAGTTGCAGTTGTTGTGCTGGTTGTTGTAGTTGGTCTTCTGGTGGTGGTTGTTGTAGGTCTTCTGGTGGTTGTAGATACTGGTGGTGGGGGTGGTCCTCCACCGCAACAATCCAATTCAAAAGAATCTAAAACACAACTATCTAATAATATTTCACCATCATCAGTTTCTACTTGATACCAAGTGATATTGGAATGGCAATATTCATTAACGCACTTAGCTTCAAATTTTAAATTACATCCAAATTCGGAAATATAATCGTTTATGTCATCACCAGTTGCATATAATTCACTAACTCTATTTCCGCCATCATTTGCATTATTTAAATTTATTTCTCCTATGAAAATTTTCCCTAAATAAAGATTCCACGCTGCATTATCACATTTATGATCACCAGGACACGGACCTTCCGAATTGGAATATCTTGCTGTTATTTTTAATCCGTTACACTTCGCCATGGTCGATAATTATTTAATTGATGAAGAATTTTCAAATAATATTACTGTGTAGTATGATTAGAAAATCCTGGTTTTGCCAAAGGACATTCTAAATTTGGATAATGTAATTTAGAATATCCATCTTCTTGTCTTGGATTTAATACAGCAAGTTTATTTGACCCACATCCACACGCTTTGCAAAAATGCATATCATCAGAATCTTTTGACAAAAAATGACAAGGTTTAATATTTTTTTCAGAACTCCCGAAACAAGATTCTCTTCTTAAATTATAAATTTCATCGGATACTCTTTCTCCACCTTTATTATCAACCCCTGTATAGTCTAATACTGTTGAAATCAATCCTCTGCTACTAACCGCATCTATAAATTGTGAAGCTTTATTCCAAGATTCTGAAACGGACCTCCATCCAATTCTAGCTTTTACATTTTCTTTATCTATGGCATTAATTTTTTCAATAAATTTAAGATCATATCCCTCATATATACAAGACTTAACTTCAAAATTAAATGGTAATGATCTGATATTCATATTAAACCATTTTGAAAAATATATTATTTTATTTTCAACGTCTAATTGAGAAAAAAATAAAGATGAAATTTCTTCATCATTTCCTGTAAATATATGATAATTTACAGGAGTATTGTTTATGCTATTCGGTAGTAATTCTTTTATTTTTTGATTTAAATAATCATCTAATGAATCAAACCAAATAACTATATCAATATTTGAATATTCAATTCCTGAATTTATAGTTATACACGGTCCTGTTAGTGTAAATTTTTTAAATCCTTTATAATTTTTTAAAAATTCTAAATTGTTTTTTATTTCACTATAATATCTAGGAACTTTAATATCAAAATTTAGATTATATTGTTTTAATATATTTTGAATTGTTTCTTTCGATGGTTGATTTAATTTCTTTATAGATTCTACAACAAATTCTTTTTCTTCATTTGCAGAAATTGGTTTATTGTTATATGGTCCTTTTTTAGAACATATAAAATTACATAACGCTTTATTATTTGCTGAAAATAATGTGCCAGTTCTGTTTGTTAGATATTTACAATATAAATTTCCACTATTTTCATCTTTAATTAAATTAACACATTCTACGGATTTATTTAATTGTTCTTCAATATTGAAATTATTCATTATAATATATTATGCTTTTGGAATGATAGTCAAGTTATTATCAAAAATTTGATAATCTGGATCTGTATCAATAACAAAAGGATTGTTATCTATAATTTCATATGTGGGGGTTGATGTATTTCCTTGAATATGGAAATTATTCAAAAATAATGTAGAGTTTGGAGTTAATGTTGATGATACTGGAGATGTGAATGAAAAACCTGCACATATTTGATTTTCATTTGTGATTGAAATATTTACAGGTAATGAAAATATAGTTACATAATCATTATCAGTTTTTAAATCAATATCTAATTTAGACCCCAAGTTAGATAATCTAAATCTTAAAGTTTGCCAATATGTTTGTGATGATGTCATCACGAATGTTGTTTTCGATCCAGATAATGCTAATGCCGAAAGTGCATTATGATATATTACTTCTTGATTATCATTTCTTATTGTTAAACTATTTCTTTTAATTTCAGATCTTTTCAATCCTTCTCTAAAAGGCGTTGATAATGCGTTGAAACCAGTGGTATCAAATGATATGCTAATCAATGTCGTTGATAAAGATTCTTGTGTTGTTATATATTCACTATATTCTGTGGTTATTGGTGTTGATAATTCCGTAGTTATAGCATTAATATCTATTGGAAGTCCTAAATAATGTCCTTTTTCAGGAGTGAAATTAGAATTATTAACTAAAAAAGTTGAAAATGCGTGTTCTGTACCTGTAAGTGCTATTTGAAAACTCCACACTACATCATAATGCGGATTGAATTTTAATTTTGGATCAACAAAACTAATATACTTCGCATTAACTGGTAATAAAATATCATTTGGAACACTCATTGATTATTAAGCTAAAGCAGTTCTTTGCCAAACATACATACCGAAACCTGGAGGAGTATTATTATGATATTGTCCTCCCCCAGCACCATCAGTGGGTGAAACAGGTCCAAACGATGACTGACCACCATCGGCATACGTCATATATAAATACGGTTTACTTTTATCACCTGTAGACCCACCTATAGTTTTTGAGTTTGGGTGAGTATGATTTGGCATTTCTGCTATTGTAAGTTGATGTTCATATTCTCCAGTTGTATTTCCAGCTGCGAATTCTTTATTTTGAAGACCATCATTACCTGTGCCAACACCTGCTACAAATCTTCCTTGAGATATTTGAACCCACGTTCCTCCGAATCTACTTTGAGGATTTAAATTATCTATAGAAAATATAATAGACCCGACTGGATAAATCGTATTCATCATATTAGTGAAATTTAAATTAACCACCATATTTTGATTTGGAGTGTCTAAATCAACAGTTTGTCCAGTTTTATCACTTCCATTCACAGTTAATGATAAAGGAGTGTCTACTTTTATTGTATTTGAGGTGTTTAATTGTATGTTGAGATTTCCATTATATGGACTTACAGCTGTTCCAGTCCTATCGGTTCCATCGACTGTTAATTTTAAAGGAACATCAACTTTTAAAGTATTAGTTGGTCCAGTTATATCTAAATCACCATTAAAAATACTTACATAAGATCCAGTAACATCTGATAAATTTTTAGTAATTCCAAGCGGATAGCTTACTTTAACTCTACTAGATGGTAAAGAAATTTTAACATCGCTGTCTAATGTAGTCAATGCTGAAATTTTTGTATCATTTCTATTCGTTCCATTTATTGTTACATTTAATGGAGAATCAATTTGTAAAGTTCCTTTTATTACCTTGTCTGGCTTTGCTTTTACGAAAAAGTTCACACCAATAGCCGACAATTGTGATCTATTTGCTGATGTGCCAGATGTGAATGTATAAATGGTAGAATTATAAGGACTTGAACTTGTCCCATATAACATATCATTGTTCAAGTTAGGAACTCTAAATTCGCTTGTATTTCCACCGAATGTTGTTCCTATAACAGCCGATAATTCTGGATAATTAACACCAGCTAATAATTGTCCATTGCAAATTACCCAATCGGTATTTAAATTCGTTGATGTTAATGTAGATATTATAGTTCCAACTGGTAATATACCACCGCTATTATATGTAAAATAATTAACATTAGATCCCAAAGCGCTCCATGATAATCTTCCAACTGCATCGGTTTTTAAATATTTATTATTTCCTAATTCACCTATCGGAAAGGTGTATTCATTTGAATTTATAGATAAATATTCGGGAAGTTTTAAATATTGTGTGTTTCTTTGAGGTACGATTGAATTCGTTGCTATCGTTGAAGACAATGTTAATCTTTTTGTAGAATCTAAAATTATAGATTGTCCCATCAAGTCATGAGAAATTGTTCCAGCTGATAAACTCAATACAGAAATTTTATTATCTACTGTTATATTGATGCTTCCATCTGCTGCAGTATATACACCCCCTATTTTTCTCCAGTTTGCTGAATTTGTACCATCTCCTGATAAAATAGCGTATATGCTATTTTCATCTGTTTTATATGCAATGTCTCCAACTAAACCACTACCTAAACTTGTTAAATTGGTGGTATATCCTCTGAACTTATTACCAACTACGTTGCCTCCATATTCACTACCATCCCCAACAAATAAACGTTTTGTATCAGTTGTGTACCCTAATTCTCCAGATTTTAAAATTACTTCGGTTCTATCATTATCAGTACCTTGTCTTGTAATTAATTGAAGTAATGTATTTTCGAAAATTTCTATTGAATTAGGCATAATATTATTTATGTGATGAAATTAATAAGCAAATATTGGAATTGCAAATCTTTTTAATATTTGTCCAGATAAGCTTGTATTTTGATCAGAAATTGCTAAAAATCCAGCACTTGACAATACATATGTGTTGTTTCTGTGATCTTTTGCTGTAAATCTTGTAATATTTGCACTGTTTTGTGGCCCTTGTGTGATATAACCATTGAAAATTGAAGATAATGAATTACTTACATTGAATCCGCTTAAACTAGAATTTCCAGTTAAAACTTCAACTATAGAAGTCTTAATATCTGTTAATCTTCCAAATTCATCCCATGATATTCTAGGAAAAATCACACCACTGCTTAAACTTATAGATCCTACGCTATCAATAGAACTTATTGTCTCCGTATCCGAACTATATCCAAGTATGGAGTTAAGTTCTAATTCATTAGCTGATGTAAATGAAAAACTATTTGTTGCATTTACAGAAATTTTTTGATTATTTCCCCCTATTATACCACGATCAAACGCATTTGAATTTATATATTTTTCTGTCACGCTATTTGCTGATAATTGCAATTTACCAACTTCAAAATCGAATAATCCTTCCTTTACTTTTAATTTAATTAAATCTCCACTTCCTCCTTGTATACCATCTCCAAATGATGCAAAATTAATATAATTATGATCTATTGTTGCGCTCAATAATGTTAAAGCGCTTAATGTATTGTAATTAAAAAATGTAGGATCTATGTTTAAAGTTGCTTTGTTTCCAGAACCTCCGACTAACCCTTTACCAAAAGTAGATGATGTGATATAAATTTCATCAATTGAATTTGTATTTAATTTAAGTTTAGAGCTTGGATTAAATCCAAAAGTTAAATTATCAACATTTAATGCTACTTTATTACCATCACCACCGCTTATTCCATTACCAAACATTGATGATTTGATATAATTTTCATCAATAGAATTGGTTTTCACTACAATCCCACCTGTTAAATTTTTAACAGTTGTTATATTATCACCATATGTTTGAATTGCTGATAAAGAAATTCCAAGAGATCCATTTGGAGTAAAATAAAAATAAGATTTGTCAATTTTTAATGAAATTGGAGATCCAGCAGATCCCTGCAAGCCATTTCCAATAACATCAGGAGATAATTTATCATTAGTTACTGAATAAGATTGTAATTTTTCTTTCGTAATTCCTAAATCTTTTAACCTGAGTATGTTTCCTCCGACATATTCTATTGTTGAATTATCGACTTGTACTGAAAAAACATCTCTAATCTCATCTGCTAAATTTGCTGTCTTGATAACATTATTTTTTAAAGTTATTTGATTACTTCCATCATATTCAAAATATTCTGAATCTAATAATGTTCCTATATTTCTCCATGAAATTAAATCGGTGTAATCAGAAGATATTAATTGATAAAAAATGCCGTTAACCCAAACAATATCCCCAACTTCAGATATAACAGATGTTAAATCTCCTGTTGAAAATAATGGTGGGTGTATTTTTGAACCGACCACTATACCACCATTTATAACACCATTGCCAACATATAATCTGTTTGTATCCGTTGTATATCCAAGCTCTCCTTGATCCAATACTATGTTTTTTCTTTGAGTATCGGTTCCTCTTCTAACTTTAATTTTTGATATTACTACACTTGCCATATTTTTAAATTTCTATTATGATGTTCTTTGCCATACATACAAACCAAACCCAGGAGGGGTGTTGTTGTGATATTGATCTCCTCCTGTTGCTCCTGTTGTTCCATCCACCCGCGATGCTACCTTAGTACCATCACTACCCTTATCAATCGGACCCAGTGCTGGATCGACGTAACTATGTGTATGGCTAGGCATTTCTGCTATTGTAAGTCGATGTGCATATTCACCAGTATTATTACCAGCTGCAAATACTTTATTTTGAATACCGTCATTACCCGTGCCAACACCCGCTACAAATCTTCCTTGAGAAACCTGGACCCATGATGTGCCAGTGAATCTGACGGATGGATTTACATTTGTAAAAGATAAAAATATACTACCAACAGGATAGATATGATTTACTATATCGGCTCTTGTATCAGTGCTTGGTAAATTTAAATATGTATCAGCGTAGATTGTATTAGTATCAATCCTGTTTGTAATTCTAGAATTTCCAGTCACTGTATGAGAACCAGAACTTAAAGATCCAATTATTGTTGTTGTTCCTCCAACTCTAGCAGTTCCACTTATATTAGAATTTCCAGTCACTGTATGAGAACCAGAATTCAAAGAACCTCCGATACTTATACCACCATCTACATCAACACTTCCACTTATGTCAGAATCTCCAGTCACTGTATGAGAACCAGAATATAATGTTCCACTTATATTAGAATTTCCAGTCACTGTATGAGAACCAGAACTTAAAGATCCAATTATTGTTGTGGTTCCTCCAACTCTAGCAGTTCCACTTATATTAGAATCTCCAGTCACTGTATGAGAACCAGAACTTAAAGATCCAGAAAAATTTCCATTTTTGCTGCAAATAACATTTCCATAAATTGTAGCATCTCCGCTTACTTTAATTCCGTTTGATATTGTGGATATACTTAAAGATGATTCAAAACCATCTCCTGAATAAATTGTAGCATCGGGAGAACCAGAACTTAAACTGATGTTTCCAGTGTGCAATAATGCCTTGAATGTATCAGCAATAAATTGATTTTCTAAACTATTTGGCATATATTACTATTTACTCATTGAATATTTTATACAATATTTATTAATTAATTAATTTTCGTTGCAATTCGATAATTGTTTCAAAAATTCTGTTTAATGTTGAGACATTTAGCTGTTCATTTCCATTAAAAAACATATTTTCTATAGATATTTTTATATTTTCAAGTTCTGAAATAATTATATCTTCTCCATTCTGTGTCATTTTTGCTTTACATTCATTGTTTGTGAAAATACTTATAGTATCTGTGACTATATTTTTTAAAGTGTTGTTTAAATACAAGCCGAAAGAAGAGTTTGAACATTCTACATTAGTAAATGCTTTTGGTAAATTTTTAGGAATTTTGAATATTTTAAAATCTTCAGATGCTATTTTTTTTATTACATAAATTCTACCAATATTGTGAACTATAGTATAACTTAAATTTGCAATATTTTTACTATCAACCAATATATTGTTATATGAATTTGATTTTAAAGAATTGGAATTCCATTTTATAATGTTGGTAGAGTTATATAAAAGAGTGTTTTCATTCCAAATATAATTTTTTAAATATTTAAAATTCTTATTTGAATAATTATAATTACTAGAAGTACTGGCTGGATATTTGGAATTACTTATATATCTAACCTGAACATATTCTGAAAAGTTGAATATGATTATATTTGAATCAATATCAGAAAATAATAAATTAAATTTAGAATCAGTAAAATACAACAATTCAAACTGGTTTAAAATTGTATCTGGAAATTCTGGATCTATATATGTTATATAAAATTTATTGTTGTTTTTTGATATTATTGCTATTAAATCATCTATAATTCTAACTTGACAATTCAATATCAATCCTAAATTTAAAGAATTTATGTCTGTTTTATAGAAAATATCATTAGAGTATTTATTTTTAATGTAAATATCGCTATTTGTAATTTCTAATCTTATTGAATTTCCAATTTTTACAAATTTTAAATTGTTTTGAAGAGGTATTTCATCCTTTTTCAATAAACTTCCACAATTTACAAAAGGTTCATATTCATATAATGTAATTGTTTTATCTGTTATTTGAAAAATATTTAAATCAATATCATCTATCAAAACATTTTTTACAACATCAGGAGTTGCATTTGCTTCTAATAATTTTATTTTTTTAGAAGGATTTGTAAAACTTCCTTCTAGGGCATATGTATTAATATCATCGCTGCAAAAATATATAAAATCATCATTATTTTTGACTGCAAACGTTCCAGTTTTTATTTCATCTAAAAATGCCCAAATTGCACTATATTCAAATGGATCTGCTTGAGTGAATACTGTTTTTCCATATACATCATCATCATTTCTAATATCATAACTTGTTGAAGACAAACCATAAAAAAAGTTGTCAGCGTTTGATAAACTTAAAAAATTAGGATTTTGTAATACTAAACTTTTATATATATTGAGATTATTTAAATTTATAGTGTCGATGACCTTTTCTAAATTGGTTTTTGTAAAAATATCAAATTTTTCTTGAGAAACTGACAATAGAGTAACAGTTTTTTCGTGATTAGAATCAAATTCTAATTGTCTTAAATATATTTCACTTATGAATGTTTGTTTCGGCGTTAATTCTACACTGGTTTCTGTTTTTTTCTTTCCACTATACGCTTTACCTTCAATTACATTGAAGAATCCAATGTAATCAGAATCATTTATAGTGAATGCTTCACCATCAGTATATTTATAATATGAAATCATTTGTATTTTTTATTTATAATTATGTTTACATCATTTGAAACTGGTATTACAGTTTCAATTTTTGATTTAAGTTCATTTTCTAAGTTGTTTAATATTTCTTCATTTTCAATATCTATATTTTTTAAGAAAATATTTGATGTGTTGGATTTACTTGATGTATTTCCACACACAGTATGCACCAACTTGATATTATCGCTTCCATTTCTCATACCACACGGTAATGTTATGTATATAGTGTTTATATTGTATTTTCCTTTAGATATAGATATCGAATATACTAAATCTTTAGAATAAAACCTATCAGCTATAAACTTATCAGATATATTTGATCCTGAATAACTTAATAAATTGATTTTATTTATTTTATTTGTTACTTTATCAGTCTCATATACAAAAAAGTCACCTAGAATGATATTTCTTTCTGAAAATCTAGCAGCTTGTTCTTTAATAAGTATCAATGGATTTTCATTGAGTAATATATATCCATTACCTGAATATGAATCAAATCCAATGAATATTGCATTTTCTTTAAAGATTTTGAAATTTACTGTTTTTGTGTATTTTCTATATGCTAATTGTCCTGAGCTATTCGTAGCATATAAAATATAGGAAATTGTAAGATTTGATCCAGTTTTAACAATAGAAATTCCAGCATTTACGTCATTTCTATCTGTTTTAACTTCCCAAGATTCTCCATTTCCATAGAAATATAACACAAATGTAAATTGACCAGCTTCGTTTATTGTTTTAAAGTAATTAGATGGTTTATTAGATACAAATGTATTACAATATGTGATAGCTTCGGTTGTTTCTTTCGCAAAAGAAACTCTCTCGTAAATGTATTTTTTATTAGGTTTGAAAATTAATTCACTTTTTTTATCAAAAAATTTAAAATTATCAATTCCATCAGATATAGAAGAATTGGCCTCGATATATTCTTCTATGTATTCATCATATGTTTTAGAAAAAACTGATTTTCCATTCAATGCATCTTGTTTGTTTATGCGGTCTGGATAATAGTATCTATCTACCCAAACAGAATTGGTAGATCCAGCAGCTCCAGACAACCAAGTGCATAAATAATGTTGATTATTGGTTATTTGAACATCGTTATCATAATAATATACCTTGTCTGCCAAGTCAGGAGATGGAAATGAAAACGCCCCAGCTTCTCTTAATTTAGAATCATTTATATTAAGTTGTGAAAATGGGAACATATTATCAGGAGCCACAAATTCATTTTTTCCTGGTACTATAGTGTAACTTTTATTATGATAAACATAATTTAATTCTAAATCATCATCTTTTTCTGTAGAAATATCTTCAAATATTGAAGTATAATTTCTAATATTATCTACATAAATTGTATTTGATTGCTCTTTAATACCACTTAATAAATTATTAGCGTTTGATATTTGATCTAAATGAGGTAAGAAGTGATTTTTTAAAACTGTAATGCTGCTTTTTGAATTTTTAACTGAATTTCCTTTGTGTATCAAAAAGTTATTTTTTAAATCGAATTCGCTTTTATCTATATCGATTTTATTATCATCATTATTATATGTTATGAATGTACTGTTCAAAGATAAATCAAAATTGAAATATTTATTTCTGGATATTTTAAAAACACTTTCTATAACATTAAGTTTATTAAAACCTGTTATTAAAGATGCTTTTAATCTATGATCATCTCTATATAGATAATATATACCATCGGCGGTTTCTTTAAAAAATGTTATAAAATTGTAATTTTCTTGATAAATGTAATTGAAATGATGTGGTTGAATTATTGAATCATCGGATGAAAGCAATCTTTCGTTGATAAAATAAGGATCGTTTTGTTTAACATCATTATAAATCAAATAATAAGTTTCATTATCTATTTGACATGATATTTTACATTTTTCTTTTTCAAAAAAGTCCAAAGTGAATGATGTTAATGGGGAAGAGGATGATGATAATTTATTAAACAAACATCCTCTATAATCAGGAATTTCATCAGAACGAAAAGCATCTTTGAAATAACTTTCTTCAACTCCGACACATGTAAGATACAAGCCTTCATCTTGAATTGTTGTTAAAAACTTTTCAACTTCAAGTTTTGGAAATTTAAAATTAAAAATATCCGAAGATTTTGTGTTTTTTGTTAAAATAAAATCAGTATAGAATTTTGATTTATAATCGCAAGCATCAGAAAAACACTCTGTAAAATAAAGTGGTATACCCCCATTGTGTGTTTTTTCAAATTGCTTAAATTCAAGGCCGTCCAATGAACAAGACAGTTGATAGCTTTTTAAAGATGATAGTTGAAATACATTGGATACCACTAAATTATTTAGTTACTATACATTATTTAAAACTGTTCATATGGAAGGCCGCTGCCATTATTGTAAAGAGCGACAATTTCAGCATCAGTCAATGGTCTAGTCCATAATCCAGTAGAATCAACTGAACCGTTATAAACGAACTCTCCCCCACTATCTGTTTTCTGACATTGGTGATTCCACTTCTACCACATAATTGCCTTTGCTTGTTAAAAATTTATGAGTTTTGAATCCGTCTTCTGGTAAAATATGAGTAGAAATCATTTTCATATCATATACAGATTCAAAATAATCTGCTGATCTAATTTCAATTGGTATAGTTATTAACGTAGTATCTTTATTTGTATATTTTATCAAAAACTGAGCCGTCATTTTTTTATAGGTTGCTGTTTTTGATGGATAATAATCAAAACTATAAGTATCTTGTAATATTTTGCTAAATTTTCCATATATCACTTCTGGAATTATGCTTTCTTTTCTGTAAACTTTATACAAATCATTATCATAATATAATATATTATTATCTCCCCAATTTATTTGTAAACTTATAGGCAATACATCTTCATAAACATCACCTAATGATATATTTAAAACGGTTGCATCATTAAGAATCACAGTATCCATGACATTGTTGTATGATGAGGAAGTGGTTGATAATATTAAAGTTTTAGTATTCATAATACAAGATTTTCATTCAATATAGTTGGTTGATTTGATGATAATAATACATTTAAATTCATCAACGGTAATGGTTTATTGAAAATGTTTGAATATATAGATGAATTATCAAAATATTGCGTATGATTTAATAAGTCCATATTTGAATTGATATCGAATTCAAATTCTTGTAAAGAAAAATAATTATTTTGATCTTTTATTAAAAATGATATGTTTAATATGTTTGTTCTGCTATCGTGTATAATTATGGGATTTTCAGCATGTGTGTATCTTACATTATTCGAAGAAATTGCAACATATCCTGAATTATTTTCTATTTTTGAAATAGATATTGGGAAAATTTCATCATTTGTGAAATTTAATGTATTAAATTTATATATTTTTGGATAAATTATTAAATTATTTGATGATAATGATGATGACAATGTTTCTAGTAAACAATAATAAACATCGTTGTTTATTTTAAATCTATTTGAAATTTTATTGAAATCATTATCAGAATGGTTTATAAATATTCCTTCTGTCAAGGGATTTTCGAAATTTCCAGAATTATATTTCACTTTATCAACCATGAAATAATTGGAAGTTTCTATTAATATAACATCATTTATAAAATCGAATGATTTTATTGATCCATTTAATTCAGTGATTAAATCAATTGGAAATTTTAAATTCCAATATGAAAATAAATCTGTAATTTTATAAGATTGTTGATTTGATACGTTTTTAACATATATGTTCCCTGTCAAATCATATCTATCAAACAATCTTTCCACCACTGTTGATATAGATGACGTTAATGTATATTTGGTTGAATCTATATCAGATATAAATGAATATTCTCTGGAAGTAAAATCTACATCAAAATTATACTTATCTGTAAATAATCCACATTCTACAATATTAGATTTATAATTATTTTCAAACGATGCTGTTATGCTTGGAAATAAAGGATCTTTTAATCCTCTTATTATTGTAGGAGTTAATGTGTGAATGCCGCCTTCTATTAATTTTGAAAAATAATAGTTTTCATCACCTGGAAATGCTGATAAATCTGAAGATATTGGATCTAAATGAAAGTCACCGTTTGGTTTATTAAATCCTACACATTCTAATATTTCATTATTTGTAGCTAATTGATCTGGAGGAAAATATAATTCTTCGAATGGCGTAAAATATCTAAAAAATAAAGTATATGTATAATCAAAAGCTCCAGTAAATGAATTTGTGTAAGTTGAAAGGCCAGCTCGTTTTGTACTATTAGTTGTTGTATAATAATCACTATAACTATAATCGAAATCAAACCCTTCGTTATAATTGTCATCAAAAAATTGATAACCATTTAAGAGCATGCTTTTTATATAATTATAATCAACTCTACTTATATTTTCTCTAAAATTATAATTGTCTTTTATTAACCCGAATGTGTTTCCATATACATCTTTCTTTTGATCATGTATATATCCCATGTTGAATAACATACTCAAATCTGGGATTGGGGTTATATCATTTTGAGATGTATATCCTTGATAAAAAACACCGTCTTGGGTTTGTATTGGTTGATTTTTTGCTAACCCAGATGTGAAATTTGTTTTTAAATAATCACCATCGATTGAATATGTTATTAATTCAGAATCATGAACCAAAGGATCGGGAAAATAATAAATTTTATTTTCTTCCAATGCTGATCTATTAATATTGAATGATAAATTTTTTCCATCTATTATAACAATAGCGTTTTTATGAGGTCTGAAAAATCCAATCTCTCTTGGAGTTTGTATGTTGTTTTTTCTAGTAGATGCTGTTGTAGGATAATCAATGTTTAAAAAGTTTTTTGCATTATTACTAACATCAAATAATTTTCCAGAAACAAAATCGAACGTTGTGCTTCCTGATAATGTTGGACCAGTTGATATGTAATAAAAATCAGTTGATAAATATTTTTTTGTTAATTTTCTTTTATTATCAATTAAATCGTTAAGTTCTTTGAGAGCAGATAAAGAACTAACGCTGGCAAATGTAGTGGATAATAATTCAGCGTTGGTTTTTAAAAATATGTCATAACCCCAATCTAAATCTTTATTATCATATATTCTTTCATTTGGCGTTTGATTGAAATATGATGGATATGTATCGAACAATTCTTCAATTTCAATCTCTAATTTTGCTTTAATATCATCTATATTAAAATAAAATGAACCGTCTTGTATAGATTCTAAATAATTTATAGTAAAATCATTTATTGATTTTTGTAATCCATAATTAGTACCTACTAATTTCTTCTTTAATAATTGAAATTTAGCTTCTTCTCTCTTTTTATTAAAATACTCAGATATTTCTATGAGTTTTTTACTGTAAAACGGTAACGCAATTTCTAAATCTGAGGGGTTATTGAAATCAAGATTTGATAAAAATTTTTGTTCTTCTAAAGTTGAATAATTTAATGATATTTCTTTTAAAAATTCTCTATATTTTTCAGTAATTAATTCTGAATCTGATATTTCTTTATTTTTCTTAATCGAATTCCATCTTTTTAAATATTCATTATAATAAGCTTGTAAATTGGAAGGTTCGAAAGAATTTGATATTGTTTTTATGAACAATATAAATGACATCGGATTACTGACATCCAAAGCGTCTTTTGTTTGAACATTAGCGTTTGTTATAGATTTTGGAATATCAGGATATCCAAATTGTGCAGTAACCGACATATATGATTATTTATGCAGATAATCTTAATTGTGACGCAAGTTTATCTCTCAATATATGATCAAATATACCATTTTGTTTATATAAATCATTATATGATGCTGATTGGGGTATTGTACACATTGAATTATTAAAATCTAATGTGTAATCAGTGATTGTTCCATCATAAGTACTTACATATTCAAAGAATGTGTAATATTTATCAAAATCTCTGGATGTGAAATTACCTGGTAATATCAAAGGCCACCCCCATGTATCATTGTATGAACTTAATTTGTATGTTTGGTTGTTTAGAGTTATACTGGATGCTGAAAGAGGTATGTATGTGTTTAAAAGCTTATAGGTATTGCTGAATTTTTCTAATGCGACTATATCAATTCCTGCAGTTATAGTATAAGTCAATGTGGTTATTTGATTTCCTAAATTTTTACCATATTCTTCTTTTGAAGAGTATCCTTTTATATCAAAATTGTTTGCAAATTTGTTTTCATAACCATTTAACTTATTTTTTGATATACTTATCAAGTTTAAAATACGTTTTATAGATTCAGGATAATTGACAACATTTTTCAAAACATCCCCATCCAACATTTCAAGCTGTGAAATTAAAGCTGGTATTTCATTTCTATCAACATCTTGAGTGTTTTCCACAAAATTGGATATTTTTTCATATAATTTAGCTCCTAAATTATCATCTATTGGGGTTGTTTGATTATAAATAGCTCCTAAGAAATCATCAAATAATACATTTTTGTCTATTAATGATTCTTGGAATCTTAAGTCTTTTAAGATTTCGCCCATATCAAAATCTTCATGCTTTTTAGACATTTTATAATAATCTTTTGGATACAAATAAAATTCAGATGAGCTTGAAGCAATTTGCGAGGTTCCCCAATCATAAATTGTGATTCGATAAGGTCCATTTATTGTATTTTCAGAAATTAAATCAAGATCAATAAGATATTTTGTATCAAAATAATATCTATCTGCACCCAAATAAGATTTAATCATAATTGGCGTAGAATAAAATTCAATATTTTCATTATTTGAAATTTGAATTGTATAAGGATCATAAAAAAATCTAGAACTTATCGGGTTGGTTTTTATTGAAAAATTATCATCATCTTTCAATTTAACTGTAAAATATATTTTATTACCTATAAATTGTATTGGATTAATATCAAATGATGAAATAGAATAATATTCGCCATCCAATCCATTTGAAGTTATGCTATATTTTGCAGATAATGTATTTGGCAATACTTTACAAGATAATAATATCGATGTAGTATTAAAATATGAAACGTGTTTGGATGATGTTGGGGAATATATATTAGTTTTATCAAAATAAAATCTAATTATATCTTGATCTGTTGGTGTATCATCTTTGAAATATATGTTTTTATTTCCACTTATACCTGCAAATTCAGAACCATCGTCATTTTTTGAACATCTTACTATTGATTTGTTTAGTTTTTTAACATATATCGGGTTATTTGAAACCTCTATATCATCAATTTCTCTAAATTGATAAGAATTTAATCCTTTATTTAAAAATTTATCATATAATCCATATGTTTTTTCTAAATGTCCATATTTATTAGTTTTTTGAGTTTGATGATGTACGCTTTTGCTGCCTTCAACTTCATAAAATACATTTCCTTTATTTTGATATGCTGGATATGTTGCAATAACTGTCCACGGTCCTTTTATTTTTCCACTGTATAAAGTTATTTCAGAATTGTTTGGTAAATTATTAATTGAAAAGGTGTGAGGCAAATAATCATATATCATTATTTCAGCAGTATATATAGAAATTTTAGCATGATTGAAACAATCATAAACGACTAAATTAACATAATATTTTCCTGGATAATTATAAGATTTTAATGCAGTTAAAACTTCGGAGGTTGTACCATCTCCAAAGTTCCACAATAGTTTTGCATTTTTTATATTTCCAAGTCTTGGTATGAATTTTAATGGGGTTATTTCTAATGAATATGAACTTAATACATTTTCATCTTTATAATCCAATACATCAAATTGCACATCTATAGAATTCGGAGGATCATCCAATATAGGTATGGGTGTTGTTGTGCTGGTTGTTGTAGGTCTTGGGGTGGTAGTCGGTTCTGGGGTAGTGGTGGTTGTTGTGGTAGTTGTAGTAGTGGTGGTTGTAGTAGTGGTGGTTGTAGTAGTAGTGGGTGCTGGAGTGGTAGACGTTGTTGTTGTAGTAGGACAAAAAATATTAATATTTTGAAAAAGAAAATCTGTATTAGTATAGCTATTAAATGTAAGGTTCGCAACAACAGTTGGATTTATTAAATAACCTCCAGATACATCATATACCTTAATTATAATATTTCCATAACTTCCGCTACCATTGTTTTTTTTATTTTTTAGAAATATTTTATTATTTCCTCCTATGTTTAATATGCTTTCATTGAAACCATATTTTACCATTTTTTCCAATGGGCAACTTAAATCAGTATCTATTATTGATAAATTTTGTGTAGTAATTCCTACAAATATAGAACCTACCGTATCATTAAATCCCAAAATTGCGTTCCCAATTAAATTATCATTTAAATAAACTTCAAAGTCATCATCTTTTAAAGCATTACTATTACAAATTTGTATAACAATAGATTTATTTAAACAAAGCTGTGTTGGTGTTGGTGTAGTGGTTGAAGTAGTTGTTGTTGGTCTTGGTGTAGTGGTTGAAGTAGTTGTTGTTGGTGTTGGTGTGGTAGTTGAAGTTGTTGTTGTTGGGGGTGGGGCTGTAGTAGGAGCGGGGCTTTGATCTATTTCCCAAACTCTGATTGAAGTACCTGTCCTTAAAGCTCCTGATCTTTCACCTGGACCCGTTATTGTTATTTCTGTGAAAGGTCTTGATGAAGTTACATCAACAACAAATGCTCCTTGTTTATAAGGATCTTCATAGCAATCGTGTCGTGCTGTTACTGTATCACCACTAACAGAAAATAATTTTTGATAACCATTTAATAAAACAGAAGGAGTGGGATCTCTTAATATCACAGTTCCACCATTTGTGGCGAATTTGAAAGTTTCTACACTTGGTCCAACACCAGCACCTTTAATTCTTACGCGATCTACGGGTTTTGAAAAATATAAGGTGTATACAAATGCCCCTCCTTTCCCTATCCATACGGTTGGGGCATTATTTTCAACAAACGAGGGAAATCCACCCATAGTTCTAGGAAGCCTCGCATAAGGTTCACATGCATTTGCTGCTCTAAACCAAACACCTGTGGTATAAATATGTGAAGTGTTGACAATTTCAACAGCGCCCGTCCAACCGTGGTTTACAGTTACACCGTTTATAGTTGATGGTGGATAAGAATCGGGCATAATTAATTATATAATTTCAATTTTATTTATTAAGTTTATGGGTCTGTAAAAATAAGGAAATTTAAAAAATGGCATTGTTGTATTTTGATTTACGAATTCAGAATCAACCCCTTCAAAAACTGGATTCCATGTTACAAAAGATAAACCGTTGAATGTAGCATTTTCCGCACTGTTTACAGTTTGTATTAAATTAACACCTTCAATATTTAAAATATCGCTTGTTAAAGTGGATAAATTCATAATACCACCAAGCTGATTGTTGTCTGCTTTGAAGAAATCGACTATTTTATTTCTAATCGCTTCTTTTATAGTTTGTTTGCTGATTCTGGTATTTTTATCTAATGTAGCTACTATTTTACTATCAAAATATGCATTTTTAGAAGCGGGTTTTGATGAATATCCAATATCGAATGCCATATAAACAGGATCTCGTGGAATTATTTCATGACTTAACATCTTTTTATCATTTGTTAAATCTTTAATTAAATTTTTAAAGCTATTTGGTAGATATGTTGGATAAGATTCATCAACACTTATAGTAAAATCTGGAACGCAGAATATATTAACATTATTAAAATCGCAACTATCGGCAAAGTTAACTTGATTTAATAAAACTCTGTTTACTTTATTTGGATCTACACATATATCATAAAAATATTGTATATACTCTTCCAAAAATTTATCATTATTTGCAACTTGTACGGATTTTAAAATATTTGGAATGCTTTTCTTCAAATAAATTTCATAATCTTGTTCACTTACTAATCTATATTGAGATGAAATTAAAAACGGTACATTCTTTTTAAGATCTTCTACACTTTCAGCATCGCTAATCGCAGTTGAGTTTAAAGGGTTTACAAAAGTTAATAATGAACTTTTATCTTTAGTTATTAAAGTTGATGTTTGATTATAAACATCATCATATATTTGATTAAATGTGCTGGAAGAATAATTGAACAGTTTATTTCCGTTAATTACATTTTTACTAATGGTTCCAGCGTTACCATCACTCAACAAATACATTACTTTTACTTCATCGCCTTGTTCTAATTTTCTACCGAATGTATCGTTACCGAATTTTACTTCATAATGGCCATTTTCATTCAATCTCAGTTCATATATTTTTTCATTAGCACTTGAGAAAAATATAGTATTAACTTTTGAATATTCAAACCAAGTTTCTGTGTCTTTTTCTTTTACATAAACTGAAATTGTACCATCCGCTATAAAATTAACGCTGTTTGAATCGATTAAATTATCAACAACTATTGGAAACGTTTCGAATTCCAAACCTTCTGATGTGTAAGTTGGATATTCTCCGACACTTCCTTGATATAAAATTAAATTATCATTTATCGTTGTTATAGTTTCATCACTGTTGGTTACTTTTTCAAAAAAGAAATCATCCAATATTGTATATTGAATATTATCCACTAGAAAGTAACTATATTTTTTCAAATAATAACTACCAGCTGGTAATGTTGATTTAGCTGTGCAATTAACTGGTACTTGAGATGTTTGCTTTCCTGTTGGGTTGTATCCAACGAGTTTAATAATACGATTCATGTTTTCATAAATCGATGATTGTGTGAATAAAGATTCTGAACTTGTTTGATTGAGATAAAACATCAAAACGTGAGTGGTATAAGCAATGATATCAATCAATGATGATAAGTTACTTCCTTCATAGTTTTGATCAGTGAATTTTGAACTTTCATTCAATCTCTGAATGATAAAATTCTTTAAAGATACCGCATCGAAATTTATATAAGCATCCGTTGGTAAATTGTATTCTAATGTTTTTGTATCACTCATTTTAAAAAATATTTAATGGGAGAAGTTATAAAACAGTATATCCTGAAGAATTAAGTCTAGATTTTATGTTCAATCCATAAACACCTAAACTGGGAACGTTTATTTGTAACTCTATATCGTATTGATTTTCTTCTTCATCTGGGTAGATGTAGATATTATCGATGGTTATTCTAGGTTCCATCAATGGAAGATTGGTTTGAATATCATCTTTAATAATTTCAGTTGTGAAATCATCAATGGGTTCAAATAAAAATCGTCTTAAATCAATTCCATATGTTGGATTTAATATTTTATCACCAGGAGCTGTTAAAAAAGCATTAACTATACTATTTTTTATAGCTTGAACATCATAAGATGCTTGAACGTCTTTTAAAAATTCTTTTCTATTGAGTTGACTATTATAAGAATATGCGGGATTAAGATCCAACGCTAAATCTTTATATAAATAGCCATTATCTAAAGATGTTTTGTCTAATGAATTAGCTTCAAGAGATTTAATTTTAATTGCCATTAAAGATATTTAATGCATTAGATCAATCAGCTTTCTTTTTCCAACGAACTCTAGCAGAACTTTTCTTTTTATACATTTTACCTTTAATTTTAGCACATTGTGCTTTAGTGGGTCTACATGCTGGATATGATCCTTTTGATGTATCTTTTCTACCACAAGGACCGCCAGTTTTGCAATTTATCCATCCTTTGAATTTGCGACCTTTTTTATCCACATGAGGAGCAAACCAATCTCTGAGGTTTTCTAATATTTCAATTTGAGTTAATTTGCGGTTTTCTTTGAGCATGGATTTGGCTTTTTTGATACGGCTTTCTTCCATAGCTGTTTTTATCTCGTCTTCAGTAAACGTTGTCCCATTTTTTTGAGGGTGTATATAAAAACGCCCACGAACATCACTCGGAGCACCTTCTAAACTAGTTAGATTGTTGTTGTAGCACTTAAAAACCCCACCAACATTACTCGGAGCACCTTCTAAACTAGTTAGATTGTTGTTGTTGCAATAAAAATTCCCACCAACATTACTCGGAGCACCTTCTAAACTAGTTAGATTGTTGTTGTAGCAACTAAAACCCCCACGAACATTACTCGGAGCACCTTCTAAACTAGTTAGATTGTTGTTGTAGCAATAAAAATCCCCACTAACATTACTCGGAGCACCTTCTAAACTAGTTAGATTGTTGTTGTAGCAAATAAAACTCCCACCAACATTACTTGGTATATTGTCAGGCAACCTCACAATAAATAGATTTGAAAGATTAAAGTTGCCTCTAGCTACACGTTCATATGCCATTTTTTGACCTTCATCAATACGATCTTTAATTTTTTGAATATTAAAGTCATGCTTATTAAGGTTCAAATTCTCTCCAATCTGATCGATAGATTGCTCTCTTGTTTTGATATATCTTCGTATTTGACTATCCGTTAAAGAATTTGCCTGATTTGTAGTTAAATTAGGACCAATTGATAAAAATTCATTTATTAAGTAAGAATCTAAAACTTCGAAAATGTTGTCGGGTAAGTTGATAATCGATTTTAAATATTTTGATTGCGTACTATAATCAACCGATTTAAACTTTTCAAGAGTCGGGTTTTCTGAAAAATAATGTATATCTTCAATTTCTTTTTTTTCAGAATCTTCCAGTTTTTTATTTACAAGTAAGTTTTTATAAGGTTTTAATTCTGGATATTTTGAAACAATTTCATCCCAACCACCTTCAACAGGCTGTGTATTATTATTTTTAAATGTCCACTCGTATCTATCATTCGTATGGTCTAACACCATTATATGGTCATTTTCGGTTACTGGTTTTTTCTTAAAATATATAAAATAAAACGTTGATGCTTTCTCAAGTCTATAACTAGAATACATATTACCACCAACAGGTCGAGATATACAAAAACTGTATCCCTTCCCGTATAATATACACTTATCTTGTGAATCCCCTCTATAAATGACTACATCTTCATCTTCTGCTACGATATCATCTTGCTGAACATCAATTTCAACTTTTTTCTGATCTCCTTTCTTAACATTTCTTTTGCCTTCAGCAGCATCAACTGCTTGCTCAAGCTCTATGAATGTTTTATATTGAAATGGATCTTTCTTTTCAAGTGCGTTTTTAAATTTTTCAAATTTATCCAAATAAAAACGAACTGTTTGTTCATCCACATCAGAAAATTTCGCTATTAATTTCTTAATGGCTCCTTCGCTGAATTCTAATAATAGATTATTATATAAATTTTTGAACTTCATATTAATTCATTTTACCTTTTCTTTTGACACATTTCTGGACGTACCCGCTAGAATATGCACTAGGCCAGACATCGTATTTAGATTTTGCTTTAGCTTGGCATTTAGCTCTTAATTTAGATACTTTTTTCTTCTTTTTTGGTTTATATTTCTCAAGAAGAAGATTATATAGTTGATCAAATTCATTCATAATTTTAAATTAATTAACATTACGCCCAATCTTTACATGCCATGGCTTTTGGTGTTCCTGCTTTAGCGGATGAACATCCGTGGCGTTTTTTAAAGCTTTTCTTTCTCTTGGTGTTTCCTGATTTACCAGTTACACGAACTCCAGCTTGTCCCCAATGAATTCTTTTATAAGAACCATCTGATTGGCGAGCGCATTTTGTCCACTTTTTACCTTTTCTATCACTGCTGGCTTTTTTAGTTGGACCAGTACATCTAGCTGATTTTTTTTCTAGTAATTCGATCATATCGATTTCATAATCGTCATGATCAAACTCCATAGATTCCATTATGGATGATATATAAGAATCGAATGAATTTGAAACATTTTCAGATAATTGCTTTCTATATTTGTTAAGTTCTTGAAGCATAAGTTGAGCTGTGTTGATTTTTGTTCTACCAGTTGCATCACTCCACATAGTTTTTGTATATCCTTTGATATTTTGTTTTTGAGAATCAGTTAAAGCTAACATATCAACCAAATCTTCAACATACTTACGATTTTTAATAACTTTATTGATCCATTCATCTTCATTATTAATTGAATCTAATACTTTTTTCAATTCAATATATGCTTCATCTGATTTTTCATCAGAGTCCATAGCAACTGGAGCTAATTTATGAGGTTTGAATCCAAACTTTTCATTATATTTCATATTATTGTACAAGTTGACCAATTGTACAAATGGTAAAGAATTATAATCTCTAACTTTGGTTATATTAACATTTGCGTTGAGTTCTTGATCCCTTAATTCAGCTTCTCTTTCAGAGTATCGAGTATCATAAATATCCAAATATGCAAGAATTGGATTTATAGTTGAATCTTCAGAAGCTAAAGCTCTTAACATGTTCATTTTTTCTTGCATACCCTTTGGTGTGCTTTCCCAATCTAATTGAGACAAATCTTGCAACTTACTTTCATCAGCAAGCTTCTGTTCATTATCTAACAGCAACTGTTCTGCTGTTGATTTTAGATAATATTTAAAAGCTTCCATTTTTTGATCATTCAATGATTTATTGACTTCTTCAATTTCATTGGTTCTTTCTAAGACTTGATTATATATATTTTGAGCGGTGTTTAATTTATTTTCATATTCTTGACGCTCTGCTTCAGCCTTTTTCAATTGTTTATCTATACCAGCAATATCTGATAGATTTTCAGTATTTCTTTTAAGTGTTTCTAAATATGCTATGTTCGCTCTTCTTGTTTCTTCTTCGCCAGCATACTTTGCAATATTTCCTGGAAATATTTTCATCACATTCTCTTCATCGAATGTTTTCATTTTTCCATTCTCATCTTCAACTGTGATTCTTCCATAAGATTGTCTTTTCTTATCCATATCATTTGACATTGATAAAACTCTCTTACTAAAATCGGTGTCGTTTTCTAACAAGCGAAATGCGTTGTTTAAAACTTTATAAACTCTTTTCATTGCTTGAAATCCTTCGCCACTTTTTCCTTTTGTTTCTGGATCTGCTTTTACTTCCTTTGTCCAATCCCATTGCCAACGATCCAATGGTTTTTTATTTTTATCAGAATTTTTAAAAACTCCTTCAGGAGCAGCAAGCTCACCAGATAAAAAGCTTTTTTCTCTATCGAGTCTTTCTTGTTGCTGTTCCTTTGTTTCTGGAGCGTTTTCTAATATTAACTTACAAAGTTTATTGAAATTCATAACTTTATTTACCATTTTAACTAAATAATTTGCATGGGAAAATTATTTGATGCAATTTTTGAGTCTGTTGTAGCTCGTCATGATTATCTTACTGGCGATCTTGTTAAATTCAGACCTAACTATAAATCATGCGATGCTTACAAGGCAATGTCAACAGAATTACAAAAGGAAGTTGACGATTTAGCAACATGTGGGTTGAATATAAAAGTGGTTCAAGTTGGAGATAAGCTATCTGGAGCCAGTGCTGGCAATCAATTCAAAACATCAGATAATTATGTATTAACAATTGCCGCTGACCAAGGTGGAACCAGAATTTATGGTAAAGTTACCGTTTCTTCTGATATGGTTGACAAAATCCCATCAGATGACATCAATTTAAGCCCAATTCCTGATGAGTGGAAGAGAAAAGACAAAATTACAATAAAACCAGAAGTGGTTAATATTGATAATAATCATATCACCAGAAAAACTGACAAAGGTAATGGGAAAGCCACCCCAACAGAATATAAACTTCCAGAAAGCACTACATTAAAGAAAGATAATCAAATGCTTGGCATGTTGTATGAAGCTGCCAGTAATCCAACCAGAATTTCTGATTCAGAAAGACATCAAATTACAAATAAATTGACAATTTATGGTTTAGATGGAAATGCTCGTTTTGAAACCGCTGGACAAGCATTGAGAGCTGCCACCAGTGCATTGGATGAACTTGGATTTGACTTAGATGCTGTTACCAATGATATAGACATATCAAAAGCTCATCATCATCCTGGTCATAGCGCACAGAAAATGTTATCTTTTAGAAGAAAATCAACAAGCGGAGATCCATTTGATGAAGAACAAGAAATTGAAAACAGTATGATTTCATTTAATTTTGAAAATCTTGGAAGAAATCCAGGAGGTAAAGATATCGAAGTTGTAGCATATGCTTCTTAAAATTATAATATTATGATAAACGAAAATCAAAAAATAGCCGAAGTATATGAAGAATCTCTCGTAGAAGAAGGTCTTATTAGAAGACTTGGATCTAAAGTAGTTGGAGCTTTTTCTAAATCTTCTTTAAAGCAAACAAATAAACAGCATGAATTTGCAAAATCTGTTGCATATGATGTTGGTAAAGATGTGTCCAAAGTATTTGGAGGTGATATAAACAAACACACCCAAGAAATGTACAATTTAATTTTAGATTATTTAAAAAAAATACCTTAACCGCATAAATAATAATATGGCAAGAATAACAAAAATAGATCAGATACTTTTAGCTGAAGCATATTCACTTCAACTTTTTCAAGAATCAGCACCAAATATGACAATTGCTGAAATTCAGAAAAGACTCCCTCACATGACACTTGAAGAAGCTCAAGTTATAGAAGAAATTTTAGGAGCTTTGGGACAAGCCGCTGGTAGAGTTGCTTCTGGTATAGGTGCTGTTGGTTCAGCAGCTGGTAGGGGTCTTGCAGCAGCTGGTAGAGGGGCTGTAGATGCCGTTAAGCAAGCTGGACAAACAACCGCTCAAAAAGTCGGTCAAGTTGGTTCTGGTGTAAAAGCAGCCGCTGGTCAAGCTGCTCAAAATGTTGGAAATCTTTACAACACAGCCGCAGCAGATAAAGAACAAGCTCAAGCAATTGAAAATGCTTCAAAATCTGCCATGGCGTTGATTGATTTGATTCAAGCGGCTCAAAATAAAGGTTTAATTAATTTAAGAGGAGAGGTTACTAATATGTCACTTGCCCAAATAATGAACAGACTTGAACAAGCTAAGGGCGCAACATCCGCTCAAAAACAAACAGCACAAGATACAGGATTTACTGGTGGTATTGGCGGTGCATTTAAGCAAGGTTATAATGCTGGTGGATCACAACAATCAGCTGCTACTCCTCCTCCACTTCCTGCAACCGCTTAAAATATATTCTCTAAAGACAAAAGACATGCAAATGCATTGATCTCTTTGTCAATCACATTACTACTTCTAAACAAGCTATCTGCAATTTGCACGATAGCTTGTTTTTTTTGTAATTCATCGACTTCTAAATCATAGATATAATTTAAAAGATTAGAAAGCAACTGGTCGTAATCATTATCAAACAAATGATCATTTTCAATCAAATATTTTCTAGTTTGTAATGATGATTTGTTTAAAATACCAGTCCATATGTAAGAACATAAACTGTTGTTATCTGTTTTTCCATCGATATTTAAAACACCATCGATTGAGTGTTTCTGAATTTCATTGATACATTTCCTAAGATCTGGGAAATAATTCTTAACAAGATCGATTAATGCTTTATTTTGTTCTTTAGGTATGTCAATGTCTTCATTTTGTAAAACATATAAGCATCTTTTAACAGCCCCCTTCAATGTCGGTCTAATATCTACACTTTGACATCTTGATTGTAACGGAGCTATGATTTTGTGACGATAATTTGCTGTTAAAATGAATCTAGCAACTTTAGCATAATCTTCCATTAAATTACGCAAACATTTTTGAGCTTCTTTTGATAAGCCATCTGCTTCATCAAGAACAACAACTTTGATACCACCATCAAAACTTTTAGTTTGTACAAATCCAGATACTTTAACTCTTATATTGTCAATGCCAGTCTCATCTGATGCATTTATATACAAGTAATCGCATTTTAAGATATCTTGTACAATTATTCTAGATATAGTGGTTTTTCCAGTGCCAGGATTTCCTGTAAAAAGAAAGTGGGGTATTTCGTTGGTGAAAGATGAGAAAAAGGCTCTTATACTATCCGACAAACACATATCATCTAATGTTTGCGGTCTATATTTTTCAATCCATAAATTCATTCTGATAATCCTACAATTTTGTTTGTTCTATGTTCAATTGTAGCAACTAAATTCGCACAGTCAAGCAAATCATTGTGAGTTCCGCAATCAAACCAAAATCCTTCAAATTCTTGAACAGATATGCCTTCAGCATCGTCTATTTTTTTGATAAGATCGACAATTTCAAGTTCTCCTCGTTTTGAAGGTGTTAATTCTTTCGCAAGTTCAATAGCGATATTAGTAAAAACATATAATCCTACAACAGCTTTATCGCTAACATATTCTGCTGGTTTTTCGATAATGTTGATTAATTTACCATCGTCATTGATTTCAGCAACACCATATGCAGATGGGTTTTTCACTTTATATGTGTATATGGTGTTTGGAATTGCTTTAATTTCTGAATTAGTAATAAATACATTGTCTCCTAGAATTAAAGTGACATCATCATTTCCAATGAAATTTTCACCTATAATAAATGCTTCAGGTAATCCCCCTGGATTTTCTTGAATAGCATATTCAATTTTTAAACCATATGGTTCCCCGTGTCTGAGTTGATTCTGAAACAATCTACATTGTTGAGAATCTGCTGTGATAATTAGTATTTCTCTGATACCCATATCCTTTAATGTTTGAAGGGGGTAGTAGATCATTGGTTTATTATAAACAGGCAATAGCTGTTTACTGATAGTACGTGTTAATGGATACAATCGTGTACCCTTGCCTCCCGCTAAGATTATTCCTTTCATAAAATTAGATATTAGTTAGTGCCATTTCGATTGCATTTGCTTCTGTTTCGATGTGGAAGTCAGGAAACATACTTTTTAACTTATCTATAGAAAGAACACAATTGGATCTAGGTGCTGTAATATTAATATCTTTAATATCTACAAACTTCCAATTTTTATTTTGATAGCTATTAAAGAATTTCATACGTTCAACTAAAAACTCTGTATCTTTAGCTTCTGGATTTACAAAATTAATTACCCCTATCTTATTAGCATTAATACTATTATCAACAATATATTCGATAAAGTTGCAGAGATCTGGAAGATATGTCTTAGAGTTTTTATAATTAACTAAATTATCATATTTTAAGATTTTAGTAATAAAACTTCTTTCATGAAGATCATCACCGAATGGCATTCTAACACGGATTGTACATCCATAATCATTCAGAGTTTCAAATGCGTGTTTTGATTTTGAATAGAAAGACGAATGATCGTACAATCCAAAATTAGGAGCATCTTCTTCAGTAAATTCCTTTTCATAACCAGAGTAGATACATCCCGATGAAATATGAATATAATTAATATTAAGAGCTTTGCAAATCTTACTAATTTTTAAAGGCAGTAAGACATTAAGTTCCCAACATTCTTTTTTCTTAATCTCCCCTTCATCAACATTCGGTCTACCAGTAAATCCAGAACAGTTAATGACATACTCAATTTTGTTATTGAGTAAAAACTTACTTAGGGTTGATTGATCAGAGTAATCTAGATCTTTTCTCGACTTTAAATAATAATTAATGTGTTCTTTGGCTGAATGACAAAATAATTCAGTACCAACATATCCTGCTCCTAAAATTAAAACATTAGTTGGATTCGTATTCTTCTTCGACGAAATTTCGGATGTCATATATGTTTAATGTATCATTGGTCTGAAAAAAGTCAATCAACAATTCATGTAATTCATTTCCCATGCTAGACAACTCTTCATCTTCGGTAGAATCCAAAAAATTTTGTAAATCTTCAAAAGCATCGAGTATTTTTTCTTCTTTTTGTAGTAATCCCTTTAATAATTTTATTTTTTTCATATATTGGAGTATTTATACAAAAACTAAATAAATAAAGACATGGCTGTTAAAATTTCTCAACTTCCCTTGAATAATTTACCATATCAGGGATCTGAACAAATACCTCTTGTGCAAAGTGGTGTGACAAGAGTAGGTACTTTAAGTTCTTTGACAACTTATCTTTCTGGAAGTTTATTTTCAATAAGTAGATTTTCTCAACTCAGTGGACAGTTTGCAACAGTTAATAGAAATAATAATTTTACAACATCCCAAACCATATTCGGTTCATTAACAGCATCAAATCTTATATTATCAGGTGGTTATGTATTTCAATCAACATCAACCTCACTAGGAATAAGACCACACACCAACGCTATAAGCGGAACTAATAACATATTCATAGGTCTTTCATCTGGTTTACTAAACACAACAGGAACTTCGAATACGTTTATAGGATCTGGAGCTGGTTTTAGAAACAATGGCTCTAATAATACTTTTATAGGACAAATAGCTGGACAAAATAACACAGGCTCTTTTAATAATTTTGTGGGTTTGGCTGCTGGACAAAATAACACAGGTTCTTTTAATAATTTTATGGGTTGTTGTGCTGGCGCAAGCAATAATTCTGGAAGTGGAAATACGTTCATAGGCAATCGCGCAGGAGAATCAAATACCACAGGAAATGACAATACAAATATTGGCAGATATGCTGGTAGATATAGCACAACAGGATCTTCAAATACCTTTATAGGTGTGAGATCTGGATATACTAATTTATCAGGATCTCTTAATGTTGCTATAGGAAACAGCGCTGGTTTTTGTAATAGAGGTGGCTGTTATAATACCTTTATAGGAAATAATGCTGGTAGATCAAATACATTTGGAAATTCAAATAATTTTATTGGATCAAATTCTGGGTTTTTTAATACCACAGGATATAGTAATACATTCATAGGTCTTAGCTCAGGTTTTAAAAATACCACAGGATCTAATAATAATTTTATTGGATTAAGTGCTGGTTTCAGCAATACCACAGGATCTAATAATAATTTTATAGGTTTCGCTGCTGGTAGTAAAATATCTCAATATACAAGTAATCCTACAAATAATACATTTATAGGTTATAAAGCTGGTTATGGGTACACAAATCCGTTTTCTCCAAAAACTAACATAGCTCCCCAAAGCAACATAGCAATTGGATTTAAAGCTGGTCATTCTTTAGGATCTAGATATAGTTATTTCGACAATGGAACTACTATTGTTATTAATTGTCAATCAACCAATCATAACATATTTTTAGGAGAATGTGCTGGATTTAACAGTAGAGCATATGGCGATGAGTGTAATGGATCTGCCGCATGTTATAACTTTTTTGTTGGTAAAAATTCTGGTCGTAGTAATACAACTGGAGGCTCTAATAATTTTATAGGCGACCATTCTGGTGCTTGTAACACCATCGGCGCATATAATAACTTTATAGGACGTTATGCTGGGTGTGGTAACACATTTGGATTCTTTAATAATTTCTTTGGTTTTGCTGCTGGACTAAACAGCGCCTATGGAAATCATAATAACTTTATAGGAAATAGAGCTGGTGTAAATACTCAAGTTAATTATAATAATTTTATTGGATTTTGTGCAGGTTATTACAATATCGCAGGTACTAATAATAATTTTATAGGAACGGCTGCTGGGATTCGATCAACAGGCTCGGATAATAATTTCATTGGCTCAGCTGCTGGTTTTGTTAATACAGCAGATTCAAATAACTTTATAGGTAGTCTCGCTGGTCGTTATGTTACATCAGGTGGGTGTAATAACTTTTTCGGAGCGGGTGCTGGTTTTAGAACTACAATAGGCACATGTAATACTTCTATAGGTCATTATGCTGGGAGTTGTAACATTACAGGACAAAAAAACATAGCAGTGGGTGTGCAATCTGGAACTCATAATAAAAACGGTTCAGAAAATATTTTCATTGGTAGTAATTCAGGAACTTTAAGTCCTGCGTTCAGTTCATTGAGTGGTTCAATTATAATTGGAAAAAATGCAATCGCAACACAATCAAATCAAATAGTTTTAAATACAGAAAATATATCAATATCATCTTCTGGAAATACAGTATTTATAGGAACCCCTGCCAAAATAAACAATCTCACAGTTAATAATAGAATATCTTCTATATATTTTGAAGCTTTGTCTTCAAACATGTCTAGAATCGATGCATTAACTGCTAATATAAATGTTGCTAATGTAACTACACTTAATGTATTATCTGCTAATATAAGCGTAATAGATATTAAACAATTCGAATTGTCTGGATTTAATATTATTGGTAATCTCTCAGTATCTGGAGCTTTAAGTTCAAATTCTGTAATGTATGCTAGTGGTGGTAACAGTAATCAATGGAACTTAGCACATACAATAACACAAACCAACAGTGCAAATTGGAACAACACGTTTGCAACCATGACTGCATTAAGCTCAAATTGGAACAACACGTTTGCAACCATGACTGCATTAAGCGCAAATTGGCAAAGTACATATACAACATTCCAAGAAACCAGTGGTTTTGGCGCTAGAGTAAATGTTTCAAACGCATTCCAAGTTTCTCAAGCAATTTATGGAACATTAACCGCATCTTCTTTACAATTATCTGCTAGTAATTATCTTGTAAGAAGTCAAGGTACTAATTTTTCAATTAGCGATAATGTCACTACTTTAAGTGGAAGTAATGTACTGTCTATTGGTTTAAGTGCTGGTTATAATAATTACGGAAGCAATAACATATTTGTTGGTCTATGCGCAGGATTTACCAACTTATCAGGACATGGTAATATTTTAATAGGTAGAAATTCAAATACACTCACCAATGGATTGAGCAACACAATTGCACTTGGTAACTTTGCTACTGTCAGTGCTTCAAATCAAATTTCAATAGGTTCTGAAGCATTTCCATTGAGTACTACCGCAACAGCGGGTGCGATTGCCCAATATTTAATAATTGGTGTTAATGGATCTCTTAGAAAGATACCATTACATTTCCTCTAAAATTCATAATTAAAATTGCCAAATCTATCATATAACCCTCCTAATATAGATCTACTATCATCTATTTGTGGTTGTATATTTGGTCTTATTGTATGTAAATCCGTAAACCCGTGTTCAGCATCGTTTTCTTTTGTATATTGTTGTACATTTGTAAAATCATGATCGTAATATGATTTTCCTAAAAAATGATAAACATTTATCATTGTGGTTTTTGGATCTCTGGTTAATAATTCATAATTTACAAAATGAAACTTATCACGATGCCCTCTGTAAATAGCATCTAAAATTGCATTATAAGTTCCCCCAACCAAGCCATCAGATGCTGCCCACACATTTAATCTACCTTCAAGTGTACTCATTTGAGGTCCAGATTGAAAAGGACTATTGATATTTTTGATTTCTTTTCTATAAAGTTTTTCCATAGAAGCCAACACACTAGGAATATCACGAGTCGTGGTTATTATTTTTATAGGTCTATCTAATGAATTTTCAACTAATTCGATCAATCCTGCCCAAGCTCTGGATTTATTAAAAACTATGGGTCTATCTGTATCAGAATGATAAGATTGAAATAAATCTTTTATAATTCTTAATTGTTTTTCTGGAGATTCTGATGCTTTGATTATTGGACTTGTTTTCCAGAATTCGTGTATCCCTTTGACTATTTCAGATAAACCGCTGGTGGCTGTGACGTGAAATTCTGGGTTTTGTGCTAATATATTACAAAGCAGTGTTGAACCAGATCTTGGCATTCCGTTAATAAAAAATATTTCTTTTTCTTTCATAGATCTACTTATTGACTTTGACTTAAATTACAATAAATAATTTTTATGGCAGAAACAGCGATTTTTCATATTGAAGGCGGGGTCGGTAAACACATAGCAGCATCAGCAGTTTTAAAAGCATATCATAATAAAAATCCAGAAACTAAAATTATAGTTTCATGTGCATATCCTGAAATATTTTACAATAATCCAATAATTGAAAAATCATTAAGATTAGGAAGCAATCAATATTTTTATAGAGATTTTATTTATAAAAAAGATGTTGAAATTTTTGCTCAAGAACCTTACAAACAAACATCACACATCACTAAAGAAAAACACCTGATTCAAACATGGTGCGATATGATAGGAGTTGAATATAATAATGAAATTCCGCAAATTTATTTAAATTCTAGAGAAAAAGAAATATCTAGAACTTTAATTAACTTTAAAGATAACAAACCCCTTTTAATATTTCAACCATTCGGGGGAGCTGGATCTGCTACTCAAAGTTTACCATACTCTTGGGCTAGAGATATACATCCTGCGATTGCTCAAGAATTAGTGAATGTATTATCTGAAAATTATAACATAATGCATGTGTGTTACGATAATCATCCAGTTTTAAATAATTGTTTAAGAATTGATCAAAAAATGTCTAAAAAAGTTCTTATAAGTTTATTATTATGGTCAGATAAAAGATTATTAATAGATTCATGCTTACAACACGCATCTGCTGCTTTAGGGTTGAAATCTACCGTATTTTGGAATATTACAAAGCCAGAACTTTTTGGTTATTCTTTGCATAATAATATATTATCAGAAAATTCATATTTAGAAGGCTCCGCGAATTCTTATTTGTTTGATTATGACATTACAGGAATGATTGATGAATGTCCATACGATGATTATAATGAAATTTTTAATATTGAAAAAATACTAAAAAATTTATAATTTAAAAATAATCACCATAAATTGATGTGTCATTAACTTTGTTATTAAAGATTTTTTCTTTAACATATTCATCAACATCAAAATTATAAGTTTTTGGAGCGCTGGATACTTGTTCTGACAGTGTAGTTCCGTCATTTTCAATAATGCTAGAACTTAAAACTCCACTGAATGAATTATCGTATACTTGAACATTATCATCTTCATGATTAAATCCAGCTTCAAAACTGTGATCAAATCTCTTAGCATTAATCTTCCAAACATAATGTCCCGCCATTGGATTGATAGTTGAGCTATCTTCATCAATCACTTGTGTTACAACAAAATGTTTAGGGCTTCTTGAATAAGGTCTATCACACCCAAATGGAGTTAAAATAAAACCATCATCCGCTTTTGGTTCTATTCTTTGACCGTTTACTGGATATACGCTTAAAGATTTATAAGCTGTTGTAAATGTATTGATATGTACATACATAGTAACACTATCATCAGGCTCCCAACCATAAACTTGTAATGGTACTGAGTTGTGTTCATATTCTACATATGCACGTACTTTTATAGGTCCATAATACGGAGCTGTTGTGTGTTCTCCATAAAAATTATTAGCTGCTGATAAATTATATGTGTGTATATAATAATCAATATCAACTCCAAAATTATTTATTAATTCATTAAATCCGCTGTTATAAACAGCTCGTTCAGCTTGAAATCTAGAAGGGTCTGCAAATCCACCACACGCTGGTGAAAATATACCAGCAAAGATATTTGAAGGTTCAAGACATGATAGTGGTGTTATAGGACATCCCATAAAATTATTTAACTTTTATTACAACTGCTGCTGGTTGATTATTGATATATCTACATTGCAATCCAAGATCACTGTTTTTACAAGTTAGAACTTTATTTTCTTGAAAGTTATCATAACTTTCGGTTGAATTAAACAATTTCATTAATATATCTGCAAACATATTACCTACAAATTGTTGACCCAATGATAATTGTGGTTTATATTCAGGTCGCTTCATCATAATTTTTCTTTCACTGGGATCTATTGTTAAGTTTCCTCCTTTTTTATTGAGATGAACTCCTAATTTAGCTCCTCCCAGTGCCATATCATGAGCATATTCTAAGAAAAATTGATCGAATGTTTTCACTGTAATTATTTAATAAAAAAGGGAGTCGAAAGACTCCCTTTAATATTTTATTTTGGGTTTGTTTAAATTATCTTATGTACTCAGCACCTTGCTTATAGTTACCAACTTTGTTATTGGAACCAGTACCCATGTTAGGTTGCTTTGCGTTTAAAATTGCATGACCATAATCGCCGTCATCGCCAACTTCATCAGTGACATCTGAGCTTGCGCTACCACCTTTTGGCTTTACTTTACCAACGGTGTTCTTCTTTCCTGTGAGTGATGAACCTTTTCCAAGAGTTTCTTCGTCTTCTTCACCAAACTCTGGACCTTCGTCTTCACCACCGAAATCAAGTTCGTCGCCTTCTGCGTCACCTTCTGATTCGGTTTCACCCATAGCAGCCCCGATAATATCTAAAAGTTTTTCTGCGGTTGCGCGATCAAGTGTGATGGTTACATCACCTTCGCTGTCAACTTCATCACCGATCTCATCATCTGACATTTCGTCATCAAGACCAAGACCTTTGATGTCATTTTCAGCATCTTCATTACCCATTCCGAAATTTTCATTAAGAACGGACTTATACAATTTGTCGAAACTAAGTGTTTTTCTAGTCATAATGTTATTTAGTATTTCCTTTCCATTTTTTATACTTTCTTCTTTAATATTTTCTTCTCCTTCTTCAGATTGTAACATCAATTCTATTTCTTTTTTCTTTTTTTCTAAAGATTCTTTTTGTTCAGCAGTTAAATCGGGGTTTTCTAATTTTGAAATGATTGAGTCTAATGCTTTTTTATTTCCTGTAGCTGTTTCTTCTGAATCTTCTTCTTTATTATTTTTGCCACAGTTGCAATTTTCACAATCGTTGCAACATTTATCATTCAACGCTTTACTATAACCTCCTTTTTCAGATGGTCCACCATCTTGTTTAGGAAAATCGCTATTGAAAGCATTTTCTGGTTGTTTATCTTCTTTGATGATATTATGCTTCAAGGAATTTAAAACATCCCCATAAACATCCCCGATTCGTTGCATGTCTTTTTTGAACATATTGTTATTTATCTTTTTTTATATAAATAAACAGGATGGCAAAGAAAGAAGATGTAAAATTTTACATGGGAAATCAAAATCTCCCATCTAAAGGCAGCTCATTTGCATATACTCCAGAACAAATAGCAGAATTAGAAAAATGTTCTAAAAATATTTTACACTTTGCTGAAAATTATTTCTTTATATTGAATGTTGATGATGGTAAGAAAAAAATCAAATTATATAAAGCTCAAAAAAGAGTTTTAAAAAAAATGATGGAAAACAGATTCTTCTGTTTATTAGCAAGTCGTCAGATAGGCAAGAGTACTTTGATGACAATTTATATATTATGGATAGCGAATTTCTTTCCAGATCAAAGAATATTATTGGTAGCTAACAAAGAATCAACAGCTATTGAAATTTTCAGTCGTGTTCGAATGGCATATGAAATGTTACCAAATTGGTTGAAATCTCCAGTTGTTGAATATGCCAAGACTAGTATGGAACTTGAAAATAATAGTAGAATAAGTATCACTACTACAACAGGAACCGCCGCTCGTGGACAAAGTGTATCTGTTTTGATAATTGACGAATGTGCATTCATTGAATGCGTTGATGGTGATACTTCAATAACAATAAGGAATAAAGAAACTGGAGAAGTTGAAGATATAAGTATATATGATTTTTACAATAAACTTGAAAATGATATCCAAAATGGTTAAATAACTATGAGATGGACAAAAGGACAGAAATATTAGAATTTTATTCTAAGTTTAAACTTAATAAAAATTCATACAATATAAATTTCTATAAAAAAAGAAACGCTGAACATATATATTGTTCATTACTGCACTATTTTGACCATAATCCTCAATTGAAAAACGCAAGTTTAGCTCAAAAGTTGTATCATGTTAAAATCGATAGTGAACTAATACCACCATTCGAATTTATAAATTGCAAAGAAGGTTATAAAAAAGGAGGTATTAGATGCGAAGAATCTAAATTATATAGAAATCATGATTGGTTTTTGAAAAAGCTAAACGAATATGAATATAAAAATACAGATATTACTAACATAGATTTTGAAAAATTTAAAAAACTGTATAAAAAAGTGGCATATAAAAAAATAATAGACACTGTTCAATTTATGGAATATATATGCAAAAAATCCTTTGAACATTCAATTCCTAGAAAGTTGTGCATATATAAGTTTATATTCAAGCTCGATATAAACTGCCCTATTTGCAATGATTATAAAAAATTTAAAAAATGTGAACTTATGAAAACTTGCGGATCGGATAAATGTATGTATGATTTATTGTCAAATATGGGAAAAAATAGAGATAATAGTCATCTATCGAATGTATCATCTAGAAAAAAAGCTGTGGAATCTAGAAAAAATAACAACAAACAATGGCACACAGAAGAAACAAAAATATTGATATCAGAAAGTAATAAAAAAACATGGACACATGAAAAAATAATGAACCAAGTCGATAAAAATAGAAATGGCGGTGTGTATGAAAGACATTCGATTTTCATGAAAGATAAAATATTAAAAGGATCATTCACTCCAAAATCTTCAAATCGATTGAACCATTCAAGATTATCATCTGATATTACAGGTTTGAAATCATATAGAAGTAGCTGGGAAAAAATATTCCATGAGCAAAATCCAGAATTATTATTCGAATCTGTTAGAATACCATATCACTATAACGGATGTTCCCATGTCTACATTGTGGATTTTGAAGATTGTAAAAATAAAATTTTATATGAAATTAAACCATCTTCTTTAATTGATGATCCTAAAAATTTAGCAAAGCATAAATATGCTATACAATGGGCGGAAAAACATGGCTATGTTTATAAAATAATAACAGAACACGATATATGTCTGAAGAAATCGCATTAAACAAATCAAAATATGAAATATTATCCAACGATGGCTGGAAGAATTTCAAAGGAGTTATAAAAAGAAAAGACATTATGTGTGTATCTGTTACAACACAGAGTGGTAAACACGCTATAGTGTCATGCAATCATAGATTTATAGGCAAGAATGAAAAAACAATCACAGCGAGTGAAAGCTTTAATAAATTTATAAAAACAAAGAACGGTTACGAGAAGGTGATAAATGTTAAATTAAACACAAATAGAGATGTTTACGACATATACGATGTAGAGGATACACACACTTTTATAGGGAATGGTATAATACATCATAATTGTCACCTCATGGACCCTTTTTGGGCATCTGTATTTCCTATTGTATCATCTTCTAAAAAAGCTAAAGTTTTTATGTGTTCTACTCCAAATGGAACTGGTAATCTTTTTTATGATATATATAGAGGAGCAATTGAAAACACTAACAATTGGAGTCATGATAAAATTTTATGGCATGAAGTTCCTGGAAGAGATGAAAAGTGGGCAAAGGAAATCAAAGGTGGATTAGCTTCTGAAGATAAATGGGAGCAAGAATTTAATTGTAAATTTATGAATGCGGGTACTGGGTCAATGACAGAAGACGCATATAATAAAATGAAACAATTTGTTTCAGATCCTGTTGAAATATTAATGGATGGAAAATACAAAATATTTGAACATCCTCAGCCCGAAAAGATATATGTTGCTGGTGTTGATACATCTGATGGCGTTGGTGGAGATTATAGTTGTATAAAAATATTAGATATAACAGATTTAAATGAAATAATTGAAGTTGCTGAATATTATGACAATACTATTCCAGTAGCTGAATTTGCTAATAAAGTACATGAAATATTATGTCACTGGGGAAAACCTTTGGTTTGTATAGAAAGAAACAATCAAGGCGGTCAAGTTGTTGATAGATTGGCTTTGGATATGGGATATATGGATAAAATTGTATCCTGGGGTAGTAAATTAGCTGGTAGAAAAAATGCACAATTACTTGGTATGATTTCTTCAAGAAACACCAAATACAACGCAGTTGCAAATGCTAGATATTATTACAATGATAAGTTAGCAGTTCAATTTAGAAATAAAGAATCTTTAGAAGAAATTGTTAAAGATTTTGTTAAATTGCCCAATGATAGTTGGGGAGCTAGTTCTGGAAAGCATGATGATAGAACAATGGCTATGATTTGGGCTTTGATGATATTGCATGATGATTTAATAGAACAATATTTCACAGTTGAAGAATATGATGATTGTGGAAAACCTTCAAAAATAACACTCAACAATTTTGGATTGAAATATTTTGAAAATTCAACATCTATATATACCAACGAGCAGGTTGATGGTATTGAAAATAGTCAAATAGCTCCCGTATATTTTGGAAATTCAACAGAATTAAATTCAGATATTGCAGATTTACAAGCTGATGGCTGGGTTGGCTTGGGAGGTGGGTTTACAAATCCTAGATATGATTTAGATGCGGGACAAACAGAATTTATGGATAAATACTTTTAATCATGCAAGAGATTAAACAAAGCCCTCTGAATCAAGCAGCAAAGGACAAATTTTTATTAGTTTTTGATGTTCCTCCTATTTTAAAAGAATTTTCAACAAAACACACTAGAAATAATAAAACTGTAATACCCGATAATGTTCAATTTTCAATATTTGGAACCAGCGTCCCTGACATAACAGTTCCTGGAATTGAAACAAGATATGCTGGTTCTACATTGTATGTATCGTCTCATAGTAAAAACAGTTATCCACCAGTTGAAGTGAATTTTGCAGTTGATGGATTATACAATAACTATTGGTGTATATATCAATGGTTGAATTTGTTACATGATCAAAAAAGCGGGGAATATAATACAAGAAATATCAGCATAGATGCTAACTTTAATGATTATCAAACCGATCTAACGATATATGGATTGGATGACTATGGTAAAAAAAGAATTAAATTCACTTATAAGAAAGCATTCCCAACAACTTTAAAAGGTTTGAATTATGATTATCAACCTGGAGGTGATATGAGATTGGTCAGTGGTTTTGTATTTTTGTACAGTCAATTACATACAGAATTAATAGATCAAGAACTTTTTAAGTTAACTATGGATTAATTTAAAAAAAATATTTTAAAAAGCATAAATAATGATATGGCAACTAGAACTATTACCAGCCCAGGAGTTGAAATCAGAGAACGCGATCTTTCATTAAGAATACCTCAAAATGTCGGAACAAACGTGTTTTTAGCAGGTTTCGCTAACCAAGGGCCAACAGACGAAGTTATTAAAATATCAACTAGAGATGAACTTGAGCAGATTTACGGAACTCCTACTAATAGTTCTGAACGTTATTTTTATTATTCAGCTAGAGAACTTCTAAACTCACCCGCAAGTATATATACTTTCAGATTACCATATGGTGTTGATTCTGGTGCTGTATTTAGTAATGCATATTCAGCTCTTGTTTATCCAACAGCCTCTATTTACGATGGTGCTGTAACAACAAATCTTAACTTATCAGCTGGTACATATGTATTAGGAGCACCCGTTCAAGTCACCTTAACAGAAAGCCAATATAGACAAGCTTTAGAAGGTACGTTGTTTGATTGGAGCGAGACTGCTGGTGCTACAAGAACCACATTAAGTGCTACTAATGAACTTGGTAAAGCTGGTGTTATTATTTTAAATAAAGCACAAACAACAATAAACAGCCAATTTGAAGGATATTATGTTGCTTTAGCAGATAATTCCAATATCAACCCAGCTACAAACTTTGATGCTGTTGTTGGAATAAACACCGTAAGCATGAGTGGAAACTTCGTTTCACTATCAACAAGTAATATTTCTTACACAACCGTTCCAAGCGGAGTTCTTCAATTTAATCTCAGTGCAACACCGAATTCATCAACTGGTAGTATCTCTGAGATTATGGAAAATCTCACAAACTACAACATCAATGATCGTGAAGATGATGATCTTTTGAACGTTGCGGTGTTTAAACTTCGTAAGAGCATATATGCAACCGAGGCGTTCAAGCTTGACTATATTCTTGATGATGCAATTGTAGGTTCCATTGACACTTTCAGAACTGAATTAAATCCTGCTGGTGGTCCTGCAGTTTCAAAATTCTTGGAATCCGTTGATACAAACAGCAGAAATATTGAAATTATGGTAAATCCATATATTTCCAATAAGTTCCGCGACACGAGTTTGGATTTAAATGGAATACCACAAAAGAAAATTCGTATATTAACTCAAGGATTAATATCCAATTATCCAATATTATCTTCACAGTTGTTAGGATCTGGTAATAATGCAAATATACCATTAAGTTCCTTGCAATCATTAAGTGCTACACTTGGATATGCTGACAGACTCAATCCTCTTGGAACATTTAATAATGTTGTTATTACTCAGAAAATATTAGGTAATATTCCTACAAAAGTAAATCGCGCATTAGAATCAGTTAAAAATGATGAAATATACGATATTGATTTGGTTGTTGAAGGTGGTTTAGGAACCATATTCTCAATGGCATGTGCAGCTAATACATCATATTATGATGAAACGTTGTACAATTCAACAATTGTAAATAAACTCAGCACTATTAGAACATCACAACCAATAGATAACAATACTGAGGCTACTGCTATAAGAACAAATTACACATCGGTTTTCAATCAATTTGAAAATTTCTGTAATCTTCCAAGCAACACTGGTGGTAGAGGAGATTGTATGTTCGTAGCTGACGCAATCAGACAATTTGTTGTAACAGGAAAAAATTCAAAGGTTCTCTCTGATAGAACCAAGACATTCCAAACAGATGTATATTGGCCAATCAGACACCAATTTTCATCAACTAATTCTTCATACGCTGCGGTTTATGGTAACTGGGTGCAAACATATGATGACTTCACTGGAGACAAATATTGGATGCCTTTCTCAGCACATGCAGCTGCAGTCATGGCTAGAACAGATGCTAATGAATTCCCATGGATTGCACCAGCAGGATTTAACAGAGGAGTTCTTACAACATCAGCACTTGATTTGGCAATTAATCCAAACCAAAAACAACGCGATGAATTATACAAGGTAAATATTAACCCAGTATACTTCAGTGCAAGTGATGGAATGGTTATAATGGGTCAAAAGACTCTTAGCCGCAAGCCAAGTGCCTTTGATAGAATCAATGTAAGAAGACTCTTCTTAGCTCTCGAAAGACCAGTTAAGAAAGCATCTAAATACTTCTTGTTTGAACCAAACACAGAGTTTACCAGAACAAGATTTGTCAATACAATTACACCATTACTTGAATTTGCTAAACAAAATCAAGGGTTGTATGACTATCTAATCGTAGCTGACGAAAGAGTAAACACTCCTGAAGTTATTGATAACAATGAATTGAGAGCTGACATCTTAATCAAACCAACAAGAGCAGCTGAGTTCATATTGGTAACATTTACAGCTACTCGCACAGATGCTAACTTCCAAGAAATTATATAATAATATATAATAATATATAATAAAAAGCAGGAGATAGAAATTATCTCCTGCTTTTTTTATGTGATAATCAATATCAATTTTATTTTTTTATTGTTCTCAGACTAAATAATTACATGCCAGCAAATATTGAAACCTTCTTTTCGCAAGCCGCACAAAAACAATTCTCAAGAGATTTCCTTTTTAGAATAAAACAAATCACACTCCCAGGTCTCAACTTGAATGGAGAAACTGATTTGATTTATGCTAAGTCAGGTATTCTTCCAGGAAGAACAATCGAAAATAAGACTGTGAGCTATGCAGGTCAGCAATTTAACCTTGGTGGAAGAGCAACTTATGCAAATGCTGAAGGTTATAGTATAGATTTTTATTGTGATCAAAATCTTGATTTAAGAACTAAACTTGAAAAAGCATCCAGAGTGGCATTTAATAACGAAGATACAACTGCTAACTTATGTATGCCAGGACCAGAAAGCACACTCACTCTTGATGTTCTTTCAATTCCTTGCACAAGAGAATCAGGTGCTACAAGCGGACAACCTTTACAAATCGTTAAAACTATACAATTAATCGGCGTTGGTATAAGACAAATCGGAGATTTAACTTATAACATTGCTGAAGGCACTGGTGAAATTGTATCATTCACATCTACATTTAGTTATCATTTTTATAAAGATTTTAGCGTTTAATCCATTCGCCTAAATATATCTATGGGCGTACAGATAAATGATTTTTTAAATGCTTTTAGCAGGGAGTCTAAGTTTTGCCTTAGTCTCCCTGTTTTTTGGACAGTTACTGTTGATGGTGTAGGTACAGGATCTATAAATTCAGTATTATCACGAGCTGGTGAAAAATGGCAAGCTAAAATGTCTCCTAGAGATATGATTAAAAATGGTAATTTGTTGGTAGCTCAAGAAGTTCAATTACCAAACGAGGCATCTTCATTTACGCCTATGAGCATGGGCAATACTGGAGGTTTTTTACCTGGTTATGGTTTAGAAGCTAGAAGTGATTTTTTAAGCAGAAATGTTACTATTAATATATTAGAAACCAATCAAGATTTAGAACATAATTATTTCAGACCTTGGATGATAGCATTGGGCATCAAAGGATTGGTTGAAACTGGTTCTAGTTTAAAAGGAACAGTTGAAATTAAACAATATACAAACAAAGGTCAATTTAGAAAAGGATTTAGATTTAAAAAAGCATTTCCGACAGCGGTTGAAGGATTTACTTTAAATTACGAAAATACCGATTTTAAAATAAAATCTATAACATTTGCTTGTCAAAATTACGAACAGTTATAATTAATATAATATGAGACTAACTTTTTTAAAATTAAAAGAAGTCGCAGAAATTATAGATACAAATCAAAATCAAAAACTTTGTGATTTTTTTAATGAATTTGAAGGAGATAATGTATATCAAAAATTCAAAACCATATTGAAATTTTGGGAATATCATGTGAATGATACATTAACTTTCAATCCCAATGGAAAACAACTAAATCTTCAAATATCTTATTTATTAAATGAATTATCTGATGAAATAGAAAGCGGTTTATATTTTGAAAATGATGATTTTAATTGCGAATTGCAATTAGCTAACACTTTTGTATATGATGGTGGTAATATGCCGATATATAATCTTATAAAAAATATCAACATTTCTAATGTATCATTAAATTTATCAGATTTAAGTTTTTATGATAAAAAAATGGTTATTGATAAATTACCAGCTAAAATATTTTCAAATTTGATAGACATTTTATCAAAAGATAAAACAAAAATTTTTAAACTTGAAAATAAAGCTTTGGAAAATATTAAATTGAATTTTTATACAAACGACCCATTTTTATTTTTAAAAAGTCTTTTTGGAAATTATTCAAAAGAATATTTTCAAGATGTTATATTTTTTATATCTAAAAGAATAAGTGCTGATATTTTAATGAATTCTGATGTAAAAGATGTAAATTTTTATATAAAGAAATATAGTGATGAAATAGAATCTCAACAAAAAAACTTACCATCGCTTGATTTTTAATACAATTTTGTAAATAGAAGAATGGACGATAATGTAAAAAACTTCCTTGATAAAATCGAACAATTAAAAGATGATAAAATAAAAGTTGATGTTTTATCAACTGGTAAAAAAATAGATTCTGAATCTTTAACATTCAAACAACAAAAAGACATTATATCAACAATAACTGATGGTATCGTAGGTCCATTAAAATTCCAAAAAAATCTAAATGATATTATTATTGAAAATACCAATAATAAAGATTTAAAAATTATAGATAAATTATTAATTGTAATTCAATTAAGAATTGATAGTATGGGAAGTTTTATAAAAATTTCAAATAAACAATACGATGTGCTTAATGGTGTAGTCGAGCAATTGAAAAAAATTAAACATACATTAAACAAGAAAATTACAGGAGGTATTGAAATAGATTTAGAAGTACCGACATTAACAGCAGAAAATCAAGTCATTTCGACATGTGTTGATGTTCTTAAAAAAGAAGCTGATAAAGATGTCGGTAAGAGTTTGAGCGAAATATATACATATGAACTTGTAAAATATATAAAATCACTCACCGTTGGAGAAGATACTGTTCAATTTTCTGAAATTTCAGTAAGAGATCGTATCAAAATTGTAAACAATCTTCCTTTATCTATAAACAAACAAATTATTGAATTTATACAAGATATAAAGCAAAAAGAAGTTGAAGTTCTTAAAGTTGAAATTGATGGAGAAGTTCACCAAATTGATATTGATGTCGCATTCTTTGATGCTTGATCCTAAATAATTATGTGGAGCTAGGTGATATCATAGTAACAATAGGTCGAATCTTAAACAATCTTGAAAAAATTCAAGAAGAAAAAGGCGTACCCAATACTCAACAAAATTTAATAGATAATAATATTAATAACTCTTCTCTTGGTAAAAAAAGAGAAGATTCTTCTTTATCAGGATCTGATAAGAAAAAACTAAAAGAAGTATTTTCATTGTTTAATGAATCTTTTTTTGCTTATCAAAAAAAGCAAAAAGAAGACACAACTCAACAAACATTAATTTCTAAACTAGAAAGACAAAACAAACCCAAAGAAACTGCAGTATCACCAGATAAGAAAAAAGGTTTTAATTTATTGGACTTTTTATTACCTCTTGTCGGTGGAGTTGCATTAATTGGAGCAGCTATACCTACCTTAATAGCGTCATTGTTTGAAAAAGTGGGATTTGCTGGTGATGCAATGAAGGTTTTAGGCAAGGTTGGATTAATAGGCGGATTGAAATTATTAGGCGTAACCTTTTTGAAAAGATTTGCATTAACAGCTTTAAAAAGAATTCCATATGTTGGAGGATTAATTAGTTTGTTTTTTGCTTATAAAGAATTTAAGGCTGGTAGAATAATTCCAGGATTGCTTGAAATAGTGAGCGGATTGGCTAATTTTGTTCCATTTGTTGGTCCTATATTATCAATAGGTGTTGATGTATTAAAAGCATTTTTAGAATCCCAAGGAACATTTGCCGAAGGAGGCGCATTAAGCAATGCTAATGCTCTGGGAACAATCAAGGGCTGGGCATCTAATATGGGTAAATGGATATGGGATAATGCATTATATATACCTATAGTTGGATCACTTAAACGCTTTGGGATGGCTTGGGATGCTTTTGGATCTGGTAATTGGAGCGAAGGATTAAAACAGACTGTTTATGGATTAATATCCATTGTACCAGGGGGTGGGTTTTTAATAAAAGGATATGAATGGTTGTCTTCATTTTTATCTGCAAGCAAAGAAGAACAACAAGCCCAAATAAATGAAGGTGGAGTTATGGGAACTATCAAAGGATGGATATCTCAAATTGGAACATACATATCTGATAATGCTATGAGCTTGCCTATTGTGGGCGGCATAAAAAGATTTGGAATGGCGTGGGATGCATTCACAAGTGGAAATATTGGAGAAGGATTTAAACTTTTAGGAGAGGGTGTTCTTGCTTTTGTTGGAGGTGGTCCTTTAGTAAATGGTTTTAACATGTTGGCTGGTTGGTTACTTGGAGGAGAAACTGAAGATGAAAAATCATTATCTCCTGATGGAAGTTGGAAAGATAGATTGAAGAATTGGATAAAAGGCAAATTACACAAATTGCCAGCGTTCTTGAGAAAACCTCTAGAATGGTTTGGTATATTGGATGAAACTGGAGCAGAAACTGGAGATAATGCAACGGTCTCCGCACCTAAACCAACATCCAAAAATAAAAATGGTAATATACCAGAAGAGGAAAGCAAAGGATTCTTTTCTAAAATGGCAGATTCTATAGGTTCTGGTCTTGAAAGTCTTGGAAGTCTTGCAAGTGATATGTTTTCTTCTTTGAAAACATTAGGTAAAAACGCATTTGATGCAGCATTTAAAAAGTTTTCCGAAATACTTCCAGAACTTGAAAAATTTACAAGTGATATATTTGATAAATTTTCAAACCAAATAAGTTTAATTTTACCAAAAATAGAATCAGCACTGATTGTGGGAGTTGATAATTTATATAATATGTTATCAAGCGCATTCGATAAAATATCACCAAAAATATCAGAAGCATTGCAAGGCGTTGGTTCAATTATAGTTGATGTTTTTAATGCAGCAAAACCAACAATATCAGAATCATTAAAGGGTATTGGTTCAATTATAGTTGATGTTTTTAATGCAGCAAAACCAACAATATCAGAATCATTAAAGGGTATTGGTTCAATTATAGTTGATGTTTTTAATGCAGCAAAACCAATAGTTTCAGATTCTTTTTCTTCATACTTAGAAAGTTTAAAAGATATATTTTCAGGAATCATTCCCGATATTAAATCTGTTATGCTTAACGCCTTTGTTAAACTTTCTGAAGATATTATTAATTTAGCTGGTGAAATTCCAAATAATAAATATGAAACATTAACAAATAATGAAAAAGGTCTAAATTCTAAAAATGACCAAGCAGAATTTAAAAACAATGAAGCTATAAGTGTTGCTCAAATTATTGAACATGCTAGTTTAAATCAATGTAAATATTTAGAAGCGCTTGTCAATATCGGTAATTTGACACTTAAAGAAATGAAAAGAATGAATGGCTCAAGTGGTAGCGCATCTGTTATTCCTCAACCAATCCCTATGATGTCAGATGGTGGTAAAAATAGAATATCATTAAGTGATAATAGAATGGGATATGCTGGGAGTGTATATGCTCTTGGTTGATAAATAATATTGTGGGTAAATACAATGTTGTAAAAGATTATGATTGGACGAGTGTACCAAGAGGAGCTGCTTTAAGAAACGATGCTCCTAAAGTGGTATTGCGTTCATATAGAATTGTATCAAATCAAGTTATAGATAGATTAACTTCTTATTTAGAAGTAGCCAACAAATCAGCAGAACAATTTTATAATGACTTATACAAATCTGCAAAATTAGAAGACGATTTTTATTTTCCATATTTCAGTGATCAAGCTAGAAGTTTCAATAATCAATTTGGAGATACATTCCAAGATGGGTTTGGAGGAAGCGGTGGCATAGGATCAGCTGCTGATGTCATCGCTCAAAAATATATAGGAGGCGTAGCTCAAGCAAGATCAGCTCTTGGAGATGAGGTTATGACAAATATTGGAAATAAAATTGCAAGTGAAGATATTAAAGGTGCTAGAAATGCATTAGGAGATGCATTGAAATCTGGAGGAAGTCCTGGATCATACATAGAAACTCCTAAAATGTATGATTATTCTTCTGCAAATGAAGGAGCGATGGATATTTCTTTTATTTTATCAAATACTTTAAATTCTGATTTTAATAAAAATTACGAATTGGTTAAAAAATTAATTGAAATTAACAGACCTAAAAGAAACGATGCCATATCAATGGACCCTCCTAGAATTTTTAAAGCTAAATTGTATGGATATCGTTATATGCCGTGGGCTTACTGTAGTTCATTCAGCGTTCGTTTATTAGGAACTAAAAGAATGGTCAACGGAGTTATCATGCCAGAAGCATATGAAATAAACATGGGACTTCAACCATTGACAGCAGAACCATCAAACTTTATGGAAAAGGTAAAATAATATGGTGGACGCTGGTCAATATCAAAATGAGATTACATCTTTGAGCGCATTAAACGTCGAAGATTATGAAAGAATATTTAAAATATTCAAACAATCTATAGATGATAAAGAATTTTATACATATAATATTCTTAAAAAGATAGAATTTCCAACATTAGGAAACCAATTTTTAGAATTTTATAATGTACAAGCTAGAACACCACTAACAACACTATCATATAGAATTTATGGAGATATTAAAAGTTGGTGGATAATATATTTACTTAATAAAGATAAATTCGATGGCGCACCATTTTATGTGAATGGAGGAACGGAAATATCATACATACCAATTGTATATAAAACTTCCATATATGTTGATATCACTAACTCTACAATTTTCGGAGGGAGACATTATTAATGGCTGACATTTTTAAAATCAACGATGCTGAATTTGAGTGTGAATTTAAATTGACCAATTCGGATGGTCAAGAAGTTAAATTCACGAAATCTGCTGTTAGAGGAATGACATTGGTTGATAATATATTCGAACCGTTTGAATCTGGTACAATATCAATTGCTAACCCTTATGATTTTGTAGAAAATAAATATTTTATAAGAGGAGATGGCAGAGACAAATTTAAAATAATGTTCAAAGCCAAAGATGGTAAAAAAGAAAAATATGAAAACACATTTTGTATAACCAGCGATGATAATGCTGGATATCCCGACAATAGATTAGAAAATATTAAAACTTTCAATTTAGTTGATGCTAAAGTATTACCATTTTTAGAAAAAATACCATACGCAAAAACATTTTCAGGTAAAGTTGGAGATATTTTAAAAGATATTTTTAAAGAACTTTTAGGAGAAGATAAAATTGGTGATTGGGAATCTGGAGATTTTGAATTATCATACATACCACCTTTAAATTGGAGGTATATAGATCTTGTATATTATTTGTTGCGAGTTTTTTATGCAAAGGCGGATGATATTTATGTAAAGGCATTTTTGCAATGGGATCATTCTAAAGAAAAATTCAATCTTCAATTAATTTCAAAATTGTTTGAAGATAATAAAAAGAAAGAAAATTTAATGGATGCTTTTGCGATTGGAGATTTAACCAGCGAATTTGATCCAAGTAATCCAAACAACCCTCCTGCAGACGCTGAGACTGGAACATACATTGGGGGTAGTAGAAATATAGGATATTCAACACCATCTCATGATATTACAAATAATTTTTTTGTAAATAGAATAGTGCATGGTTATGATCCTATTTTGGGAGAAACTAAAATTAAAAAAATAGATATTAAAAAATTAAAAGACAAGTGGAAGAAAAAGTTTGTTGATGTTTTCAGTTCAATAGGTGGTAAGCCAAAACCCTGTTTAGTATTCAATAATACATTACCAGAGAAATTTAAGCATTATAGAATGCCTTTTCAAATTGAAGATAGTGTTAAGATAATTGAAGCTGAAATGAATGCCGCTTTGATATTTTATAATTTACAAGCGACATTTGTCAATTTGGGAGATACATTTAGACAAAGTGGTAAATTCATAGATATATATAAAACAAAAAAAGAACAATGGAAAAGTGATGAAAAATTACTTGGTAGATGGTTGGTAACAGAAATTCAACATATATTTTATGCTGATTTATATAGAAATCAATTTTTTTGTACAAAAACATATATAGGTCCAACTAGTAATGTTAGCGATGATGCTGAATAACAAATAAACACAATGCGAAATAAAGTTGAAATATTAAGAGCTATAGAGTTCACAAAAGAAGATCTTGAAAACATCAAGAATCTTAATGAATTTCCAGAGTTTACTTCCAAAGATAGAGAATTCATGGAAGAATTTAAAAAAGTTTATGAATTAGGACTTAATCAACTTGAAAAATTTATAAACAAGCTAGATTCTGAAGGTTCTCAATTAGATATATTCACCGTTCGTTATTATGTAAATCAATTGTTGGGAGGACCATTGGGTCAATATACCAGAGAATTATCAAAAAATAAAAAATATTTTAAAAACATACCAGATATAATGGGAAGATGTGGAAATATAGAAGTGACGAATTCTAATGTTAGCATAGTTCCAAATTCATCAGCTCCGATTGGACAAACTGTCGATGTGTATAATAAAATTCCAAAATTTTTACAAGATATATCCATTGAAGGAAGTACAATAACAGAAAATGTTTTTAGAAGTGGTATGATACCAACTTCTTGTATTGATAATACATTGCCGTTGATAGATAAAAAACCTCAAGATAGAATAGACACTGAAGATTCAGGATCTTGGCAAAGTCAAGCATATGGCACTTATTGTGTTCGTGATAGATTTTTTTATAATGTATTGACACAGATAAGTTCTGATATTTTTTCAAAAGTTAAAACATATTTAGAAGATGAAAATTATAGAATATTTTATGATAAGAAAACATACAATTCATTCGACTCATCTAAAAACACATCAAAATCATCAAACTCTAGAGTTGTTGTAGATATAAACGGAGAAGAAGTTGAAACTGATTTAATGGGTGATATTTATGATTCTTTTGAAAGAAGAAAAAGCAGCTTGAAAATTGAAACCGAAACTAAAAATGTCGAGTATGAATTGAGTACTAACGTTGGTCAACTGGGAATAAAAAAATAATTATATATCTATAACTTTATTATTTTCTTTTTGAACATCTGCTGTTTGTTGAATCATAATTTTAAAAAGTTCTTCTCTGCTCATAGTTAAACGAGTCATCTCTTCATGTTCTTGAGACTCTTTTTTACTATCAATATCCATTTGTTTTATTTTTACAGCAGTGTCATTTTTATTATTTGCAATGCTTCTCTTTTGTAATACTTCTAAATTTCCTTGAAATGATTTTGCCAATTCAGCCAATGCCAGTACTTGTTTTTCGTCTCCTGTTTGTTTTACAAGATCCGCTTGCTCTTTCAGTACATCAGCAAGATCAATAACAGCCTTTGATCCATATTTTAAAATAAAAGAATCGACATCTTCTGGAGAAAGTTCTGGATAATCTTTTTCAATATTTTTTAAATTTTGACCCTGATTTTTAAGTTGGTCTATAATGCTATCAGCGACTTCATCTAAACTGTCATCTTGATATTCCATAAAATTATTTAATTTAATTACAACGAGATTGACAATTTGCAATAGGGTGGTAAATTATTCTTATGATTGATTTAAATGGAAAATCGGTTCTAATTACAGGAGGATGTGGCTTTATTGGAAGCAATTTTATAGAATATATTAATGATAATTATAAAAAAGTTGATATATTTAATATTGATAAATGGGGAATTGGTCACAGAAAATTAACAGGTTCGGTACTTTCAAAATATAATAATTACAGAGAAATCCATATGGATATATGTGAGCTAGATTGTAATAAAAGTTTCTTTTATAATGGAATTTTAAACAAAACAAAATTTGATTATGTTTTTCATTTTGCAGCAGAATCTCATGTAGATAGATCAATAAATGATCCCACTAGTTTTATAACTAGTAATGTTGTGGGAACTTCTAAATTATTAGAATTCATGAAAACTAATAATCCCGATGCTAGAATTATTTGTATTTCGACTGATGAAGTATATGGACAATTGCCAGCAAACGAGGGAGTATTTTTAGAAAGCACACCATTAAATCCAAGAAGTCCGTATTCAGCATCAAAAGCTGCATCTGATTTACTAGCATTGGCATTTAACCAAACATTCGGTATGGATATTCTTGTTACAAGATGCTGTAACAATTTTGGTCCTAATCAACATGACGAAAAATTCATTCCAACAATTCTTAAAAGTTTATTAAACGATAAAAAAATACCAGTTTATGGGAAAGGCGAAAATGTAAGAGAGTGGATTTTTGTTGAAGATCACAACAAGTGTATCCTTGAAATTGCCGAACGAGGAGAGTCTGGTCAAGTATACAATGTATCTTCTCCAGAAGCTTTTGAATATTCAAATTTAGATTTGATTAAAAAAATTCTTGACATATTGTACAACGGTGATAAAAAGATTGAAGATGCAATTGAATTTGTCGAAGATCGTAAAGGACATGATTTTAGATACGCAATAGCATCAGAAAAAATGACATACAAATCAGAATTTAAAAAATTTGACGATGCTTTAAAAGAAACTGTTGAGTTTTATAAGAAAAAATTCACTAATAAAAAACTAGATTAAGATATGCACAACAGGTCAAGCAGAACTTGACTTATAACACACAATTTAAACATATATGCAGTTAACATTTGAAAATATAGTTGTATTTTTAGCTTTTATACTATATACTTGTGTATGCATTGCTCATGCATATAAACAAAATTATGCATGGGCAGTAGTGTGGGGAGGATATGCTATATCCAACTTAGGCTTAATTGTAGCGCAATCACTAACAAAATAAAAATTATGGGAATGTACGATTATATAAGAGTAGGAACAACTCTACCAGAGTTGCCAGATGCAGTTATCTCTCTTTGGGGAGATAAAGTGAGTGATATTGCCTTTCAAACAAAAGACACACCAAACCAAGCAATGTCAACTTACAGGATTGATGGGAATGGCCAATTATGGTTTAAGCAGGTTGAAGGTCGTTGGGAAGAGGGCGAAAAGGTTTCAGACGATGCACCGTTTAGTGAAAAGATAGCTGCGATGGGTCACTTTGTAGTCGAAGCAGAGTGGTATGAGAAAGAATGTTTTAGCGGAAACATTCACTTCTATGAAAGCTATAGTCATCCAGAATATCATGAACTCGATGATCATGCTGGAAATAGCGATGAGTGGATGAGGTTCGTCCGTGGATGGATAGAATATTCTGCACTTTTTAAAGATGGTAAGTTAATTGGTGATATCGAGTTAGTTAAACATGAAGAGCCGCAAAAATTAACCGATGAAGAACTTGCAGAAAGTAAAGCAAAGGTCGCAGCTCAACGCAAAGAAATGGAAGTGCAGTTCAGAGAGAATCGTAAAAAATATCCAACAGTTGAACAAAAGCTTATTGACAATATTGATCGTGAGTGTAAACTTGCTGAGACTATTATGGATGAAAATGATCTTGGTCATGCTCTAAGCAACATTAGAATTTTAATTAAAGAATACAGAGAAAAAATAGATAGATGGTATGAAAGCTGAAGAAGAAAAACTATATACCTTTCGTGGTAAAACATTTCCGTGTAATCCAAAAACAATACAAAAATTAAACCTTGCACTTGCATACAATCAATCAAAAGAAAGATATGAAGAAGTTAAACAAAGAA